TTTTAAAAACAATTGCGAAGAAAGATTTATTAATTGCTACTGAAAACAGAACTAGAAAACAGAATGTTTCCTTAGCTACTGCATGGAGCAAACTTGAAAACAGAACTTTGTCTAATTTGTACAAAGCAATCAAGGAGAACCCTTATTCAGTTGATGTTTACGGATTCAAAACTTTGCCTACATTCAATGAATTTTGCGCTGCAATTAAGCCAAACGAAACCCGTTTATATAGCGAATATGTAGCATTTTTGACTTTGGGACGTATGGGAGCTGAGAAAGTGAAATCTAATATGACCAATGTTGAGAAAACGGCTGTAAAAGTTGCACGTCAAAGCAAAGCGACTGCAAAGAAATAAGCATATAAACACACACTCATAAATGAAATTAAGGGATGCGATTGCGTCCCTTTTTTTATGCTATGCAATGGCTTGTAAACAATTGTTTATTCCCGTTCGATTCGGGAACATAGCGCAAACCTTTTAATATATACACAATGATTCAAGCAATCAATCCCAAAAATCAATCGCTTGTTAATAGGGCGGTGAAGTATTTACAGAAATACTATGAATTAAATGATTTGCGCAACGTGGCTGATGATAACGGGGCGGAAAAAGAATTGAAGAAATACAACCGTATGTGTGAGGACGTTTTTGATAAATACCTCGATGCACTGGCGGAGCTACCAAAAGGACAACAACAAATTATTGACAAACTAATATTTTAAACCCTATGAAAACAATCTCAGCATTCATCATTTGTATGGCTTTGGCGTCCTTATTTGGGGGCTTGGGCTTATGGGCTTTAGGAATGGATAAAACACTCGTGTATGTAATATGTGGCTATGGCTGTATGCTTATAGCTATTCATGTATTGATGCAGGATCGAATTGAATTAATGGAATTGGAATGTAAAAACAGAAACCTTTATAAATAACAAATGAGAACACGTATCAAAACTCGTGTGGTGGTATCAGATGCCATCACCGAAATGGAGCTGCGCACCAACAAGCGTAGAGAATGGTTTAACAGCATTATTGTTCCTCTTGCACATAAATACATGGAGCAGGGGAGCGATTGGACACAGGCAAAGCTATTCGCCTTAAAAGAATGGCAAATTAAAACATCATTAAATTATAACTATGAAACAATCTGAACCACGTCTGTTTGTAACGGACTACGCCTCATATAATGAGGGAACACAATTTGAATTTGGGCATTGGGTGGAATTAAGCGATTTCAGCGATGCCGATGACTTTATGGAGTATTTATCCAATCACTTCGAAGAATGCGATGAAAAGCGTCCTTTGGGCTATGGAGCGATACGTGAAGAGTATATGTTCACTGACTACGAAGGATTCCCAAAACAATTATACAGCGAGAGCATGGGTGGTAAGGATATGGAACGCCTGTTTGAGTTCATAGCATTGGACGAATACGATAAACCAAGAGCAGCGTATCTAATAGACCAAGGCGAGGACTTTGATAATTATGAAGATGTATATATGAGGGAGTATGACGGAAGCAATCGTGTTAAATGGGATTTGTTTGAGGAATATTATCCCGAAGCGGAAGCTATTGAGAATAGCAATCCATACGTTGAGATTAATTACGATGCTTTTATTCGTGAATGCTTCAATGAGTTTGAATACGATGGCACAACGTACTTAGTAGATTCTAATTATTAACAATCAAACACACATACACACATGAAACATTCTTTTAACATCATTCGATTATTAGTAGCCCTTATCTTATTGATGGGGCTTTTTAATTCATGCGCTACAAATACAAACGGCTTAGTAAAGCATGGCTGTCGTGGTCCCAAAGCGCATCCACACTACAAGCATCGTTGAACTTCGGTGCAAAAGAACCTGGGGGGCAAAGCGCTCCCCTTTTTTTTGACTTAAAACTAAAAACACATGAACTTAATTAACATTCAATACGTGCTTTTGGATTCGTTTTCGGGAGCATACGATAAAAGAACTACGCAGCGTGATATGGACACGTATAACAAGATGAAGAAAGGCGTTGGCTCTCGCTTCAGAGAGTTTACTAATGGAATAGTATGGGACTGGAAAGTGGTAAGTGTATCACAATTAGATGAGAATAATAACCCAATAGAAACAACTGAACTATGACACTAACTGAAATTAAGAATGCCGTACTATCTGGGAAGAAAGTATGTTGGCACAATCCTGCTTATGAAGTTATCAAGGATAACAGGGAGCAGTGGATGATTAAACACATCGCTGGGCATTGTATAGCCCTTACATGGGCTGATGATGTTACAATGAATGGTAAAGAAGAGGACTTTAAACTTATGGAACTATGAGAACAATAGAAACACTGGCCTACACTTTCGATGAACTATCGGAATCGGCAAAACAAAATGCTATTGCAGAATTCAACAACTTAGATCGTGAATACCATTGGATGCACGAAGCAAAGGATAGCATTGACAAAGCGCTTGAACACTTCGATTGCAGGAGTGGGCATTATAGTATTGACTATTCATGTGCATCGCACAGCTATGTTAAGTGGCGTTACATACGTAGCTTCGAGGATGAGATACTTGGAATTAATGGCTCTCGATTATGGAAGCTGCTGCATAACAGATACGGAATATATTTCTGTAAGTATAAGAAGAAGTATAGAGATACATTTGATGCTGACTGTCCATTCACTGGAGTAACTAGCGATATTGATTTCCTTGCTCCTATGATTAAATGGCTCAATGCTCCTGATAAGCATACAACATTCAAGGAATTGATTGATGATTGTATTGAGAGCGTATTGTGTGCAATGGAGAGGGACTATGACTACCAAAACACTGACGAATACATTACAGAAGAAATAATAAATAACGGATACGAATTCACTGAAAACGGAAATAGAATATGAAACAATCTGTATCACGTACTGAAATGATTCAGTACATCATCGACTATCACTTTAACGAATTAGGATGGGGAGACCTGGACGAGAGCGAATGTTACGTTCTCAATATGCTATCCCGTAAATCCACAAGACAATTAACTCAAATGTATAACCAACACCTAAATTCACACTAATGAACACTAAAACAATCGCAAAAGCTGTTAAGGCAATCGTGTCTAAGAACAGCGTAATCCCTGCTTGTAGTCAAATACAATTCACAGGAACTAATCTAATAGCAACAGACTTAGAAACGTGGATAAGCATCCCGTATGCTACGCCATTCAAGTTCTGTGCTGAACACGATAACATTATCAATATGTGGGAAACGCTCACTGATGGGTATAATGTTACGCAAGACGAATCAAGCATTGTCTTTCAGTATGGCAAGGCGAAGATTAAGATGATGGCGCAAGACTACGAAACGTATCCTATGCTCCCCGAATATGAGAAAGACGTGGATATTGTAAAGCTATTAGATAGCGATGTTAAGCTACTGACTACGGCAAATGATTTCATTGGCGCTGATGTATTACGACCATCATTTATGAATATATGCTTACGTAAGGGTAAGATGTATGCAACGGATTCACATTCAGCTATGTTCCATCCTCTCGAATCAGATATACAAGACGATGTATTTATATCCAAGAAAGTAAGAACGCTATTGCAATTATGGAATGGCGATTGGGATGTATATGCAGGAAGTACGTACACGTCATTCACGAATGCTGATGGCGTTGTTATCACCACACGTACAAGTGATGAACGCTATCCCGATATTGAGAATGTAATACCTAGAGAGAACCCTGTCGAGCTTAAAGTAATAGTTAAGGAGTTCACTGATATCATCAAGACTGGCAGCAAGTTCGCTAATAAAGCTAGTAATCGTATGGCTGTTGTTTGTAACGAGGGTAAGACTACGTTATCATTCAGCGATGAAGAACTAGGACAATCGTATGAAGCAGAGCTGGAGCTACAAAGTGTGAACAATGATATAACTATCGGATTCAATAGTAAGTTTCTTGATAGAGTGTTCAAGCACTGTGGCAACAAAGCTATAATCGAAATGAGTACACCCAACCGTGCTGCTGTAATCAATGGCACATTCTTACTAATGCCTGTAATGTTAACTAACGAAAACTAATCTTTAAATACTAAACTACTATGAAACAAATTGCAATCTTTCAAATCAATGCTAACTACTCGGACAACGTACGATTCGAGGGCAACTATGGCGATATCTCTGAACTCGCTGATAACATCAATGCAAAGGGGCTAATACAGCCCCTAATTGTTGAGCAGACTGATGATGATACGTATGTTATTATCTCTGGACACAGACGATATGCAGCTATGAATATGCTCATTGAACGTGGCGATTGGGATGATAATTACTTAGTTAATTGTATCGTTCAACAATACGAGAATGAATTAGAACGTGCTGCATCTAAGCTATTAACTAACGATAGCCAACCACTAAGCCCTGATGAATGGGCTGCTGAAATTGGTAGGCTTGCTGAACTAGGTAATGATGTACGTGTTATCGCTTATGCTCTTGGTAAGAGTGAGCAGTATGTTACAAGTATGCACAAAACGTGGTCTGCTATGAGCGAGGACGCTCGTAAAGTTATACGTGCAGGACAAGTAAGTATGACACTCGCTGCATTGATGGCTAAGAAAGCTGTTAATGATAGGATGGCATCACTAAGCGTACAGATAGCAGCCGTTGCTAAGCAAACTATCAAAGAACGTGGTGGTAATGTATCCGATGCCGTTGTAGGCGAAGCAGTAATGCTCACCACTACGCAAGTGTTAGATAAGGCATCACAGAATAAGAGTATGTCTGGCTATGATATTGCCGAGAGTATATTAGAGAACGTGGATAAAGTAAAAGAAGCGAATAAGGCAGCAAAGGCTGCACGTAGCGCAGCAATATCCGTTGACCCTAACAAAGTACCACAACGTACACTCGAAGCGTATATGACAGCTCTAATAAAGCACATGAGAGATAGTGGTGATGATACGGCTGAAATGTTACAAGCTATTGTTAAGCATTACAAGCTAGGCACTACGGATATGGACGAAGTAATGGAATCATTATACGAATCAATTTAATCAATGTAATATAGGGGAGAGGCATCCTACCAACCTCGCTAACATTATGAAACAATCTGAAATCAAGCAGTTATTATCTGACCTCTCTCACGTCTGCGACGTAGGTGCAAAATACAGCACCAAAATTAAACCGAAGGACAGGGTTAAACTTCAATCTCAAAATGACGTTTTCAATCTCATGCACCAATGGTATATCAATACCGAAATGTATGAGCAGAGGGAAATCTTTAGCGTGTTATTGATGACACGATCTAATCAAGTGTTGGGCATCGTAAAATGTGGCGAGGGTACGTCATCACAATGTATTGTCGATAAGCAATACATCGCACGTCTTGCTATATTAGCTAACGCACAAGCTGTCATCCTATGCCACAATCACCCATCAGGTAATGTAAATCCAAGTGATGCGGATATTGCACTCACTAAACAACTTAAAGAAGCATTCAAGCTATTGGATATAGCCGTTCTCGACCACGTAATACTAACGCAAGATAACGGATACACATCCCTGGCAACACAAGACTTAATGTAACACTAAAACCAAACACACATACATATGAAAATTACACTATCAACACAAGAAAGCGAAGAGTATTTCTACAATGCTCTTTGCAATGGGCTTAGTTATATTGGAGGCTATGGGCTATCCGTTGACTTCAATGCTAAAGAATACAAGGCTGCAAAAATGAAATTAACCAATGCTTGCTACGAAGATGTATTCATGCAAATGCTACGCGATGGCGGTACGCTAACATTAATTGACGAAGAATGCGATGGCGAGTATACGCGAAGTATTAACATTAAAGATATCCATGAACGTGTTCAGAATACAGAAACAAGTCATTTGATGGACATGGTTAATGGTTATGATGATGCGACTACAGCGGATGTGATTCTACAAAGTGTATTTTTTAACGAAGTAATATTTGGATAAGACATGGCAAACATTTGCACAAACACGATAACGTTTTCGGGAGAGGACTTATCACCAATCAGAAATCTTATTAAAGAGATTCAGCAAGAACAGGACAATGGAAACGCATGGCTACCCGAAGGATACAAAGGGGATTATTATCATTGGCTATTTGATATTGACATCACAGATTACGATGAGGAAATTGTTATTAGCTGCTGGACTAAGTGGTCGCCTCCTATCGAGGAGATGGCGTATTTATGTAAGCAAACCAATGTGAACGTAAACATACACTACGAAGAAATGGGAATGGGATTGTATGGTGTATGCTATTACAATTCTATTGATGATGAGTTCGAGGATATATGCCTTGATGATGATGACATTAATCGCATCGAGTACGATGAGGAGAATGATACGTACACGCTTGATGGCAATCCTATCCAATCAGACTTCGAAGAATACGAGAATATGCTAATTGAGAAACTTAAACAACTAAACTTTTAATAACTAAACACATGGAAAAACTAAATCAAATTATCGAATCAATGGCTTTGGCGCAGTTCAAGGCAGACACATCAGGATGTGATAAGCGTAATGCTTTTATGTTGAAACACGCCACACTCGGAGAGTTTATGGAATTTTTTAATACCAAAGAAACAAGTGTTGGTACTACTTGGGCTTACGAATACAGAAGATCATTACTTGGTAATATGCAAGGGTTATCTGAAACATTCTGCCGAGAGGTACTATGGCCTAGAATGAAAGATGGATACATCGAAATCGTTGTCAAATCATTAGAGAATAAATTAGAATCCACTTACAAAATAACAATCGAACAACTATGAAAAAAGCAATCTTTATGTTACTTATTGCATCATCATTTGTATCATGCACTAAGGAGGAATCACTAAGCAGTAGTACCTCATGCTACAAGTTCACTGTTAAGCAGACTACCACTTGCACCCCTTATGTAGAGGGAGTGAACAGCACTGTAACGTCATACACTGAAAGTTGTGGACTGACATCATCGGGGGCGCAGGATGTATGCGATTCGATGAAATCCACCACCACATCTTATAGTGGAGGATACACGATTAAAGTAACCACTACATGTACTTACATTAAACTATAATCCTATGAAAAACCAAGTAACGAAATCACGATTCCTATCGTGGTACATTAGCGATTCAGATGATGCTTACGACATAGGCCGTGATGTAATTAGTGCTTTAAAAAATAAAGGCACATACACAATCAACGTGAAAGAACTATTTGATAGCTGCGGATATTTACCTGCTTTCATCTGTGTTAATAACGATGATGGAGAATACGAACCTAATGAAGTAGAACTAATAAACGGATAATCCTATGCCACGCTGTACTAACAACCCGAATACGTTTGTAGCCGGAGCGCTACCAACTATTACTATCGACAATAAATCTTATTATGTCGATGGAAGATTAAAGCAACTACGCAACGTACATGACTTCATGGATAGCGTAAGTTGTACTGTCGATGATGTATGGGATTCACTCTCCCAACAAGATCGTGCTATTGTATGCTATGAATTTATGGGGGAACGTATATGAAACACTTTCCTAATGGATTCGATTCGTGGATGGAAACACACTACGAAGTCGTACAAGCAATAACGCTCAAACTATCTGACGAAGATATGGAAGAAGATAGCGCATTGTATGAGCGCTTGGAAGAAGAGGGTACTGCTGGTATGTATACGCTATCAGAAGAACTAACGGATGCCTTCGAAGAAGAATACGAGGGCGCTGAATGGGGCGAGAAACTAGATTACTTTGACACTATTGAAAACTTTTTAAACTTGAAACTATGATAGCACTATGGAAATCAGATTACGTATTGTACGACAAGGCAAATGACCATGTTATACAATTTAGCGGTGGCGATATAGTAATATATGCCGATAAGGAAGAAGCACTTATGGATTGTAGGGGTAACGAGTATGTTATCCCTTGTACGGAACTACCTCAACATTGGCAAGAAACATTAATCAAACAACTAAACGAACTATGAGCAGTAAAAATATAATGACTATCGGAGAACTTAGAGAAGCAATCTCCCACCTATCGGACAATGATTGCGTTGTCCTTGAAACAACTGACCTCGACACTGGCGATGCTATTGATTTGTTTCCATTCTACATTGATGTTATTGATGGGATACAACTAACCAACGGCAACACCATAAGCGAAGTAAGACTATGCCAAATGGATAATTCACACTTTTTAAAACACGAACTATGAACACTAAACACACACAAGGAGATTGGCACACTAAAGATGGGCAAATCTATCCAACAGACACAGGCAAGACACTTGCACTAATTCCTTATTACGATGAGGATAACGAAGAACACGTAGCGAATGCTAGACTAATAGCTGCTGCTCCATTTATGCTTATGGCATTACAAGAAGCAGCCGAGCATTCTGTTATCTACGACACACCACCTGCACTTATAGAACTATTCCAATACGCAATCAATAAAGCTACACAACCATGAACGAAATAGAACAAGCAAAGAAAACCCTGCGGGATGCTGGGTACTTTACAGACAACCTATGGCATATCGAAGATGTCAAGTATAGATTCGATGACTGCGATGATGAAACAGCGCAAACGATATTAGAATCAGCACTAACTAACGAATCAACCATGCAGCATATATTCGGGTGTATGGATGAAATTATAGACACTAAATACAGATCATTATGAAACATTACTTTTTATTCGGATACGATGCGTGCCTTACATTCCATGAGCATCACGATACAATACAGGATAAGGCAAATGCAATAATGAAAGACGACTATGACACTTATCACTACGATGAGTTAGAAGATAGTCCGTTACAACTACTCGGAGCATTCGCTGGATGGAGTGATTACGCTCTTATCGACGAAGAATTATACAACCTCTTATTTCAATAACCTATGAAACAGCTATTGTATCGTACATTCAAACCTTTTCCATACGTTGTATGGTATTGCGCTATGTTTGTCGCAATGCCATCAATACTATTCTGGAATCCATTCGAATACTATTGGGTGGTAGTGTTATCCCTGTATTGTATTGTGCCACACGTTAGGTTATGGCTTTATTGTTAACATTCTAAATCATTCAATATGAAAAAGCTATTATGCAGAATCTTTCAACCTGTGCCGTATGTATTCTACCTACTGGCAATGTTCTTCGGACTTATATCCGTTTATATGTGGTGTCCATTCCCATACTACTGCTTAGTAATATGTGCGCTGTGGTGTATATCTCCTTTCTTTAGATTGTGGGTATTCTCATAATCGTGATAATTAGATAGTTACATTAAAATAGCACGTTTCTCGACATACTACTTTGTAGTGGTAGCAAGGGATACGTGCTATTGTCATTGTACATTTGGTATTTAATTTCGATTGTACGAATTTTACGCAAATGAAACAGACTGATAATTTTGAACAAAGCAAGAATGAACTACTTAACACCAAGTTTGTGTTCATCAATGCTAAAGATGTGCTGAGAATAATCAATAAACACATCCCAATAGAGCTTGTTGGAAAGCGAAAGAACAAGGCAAAAGTTATAGGGTGCTATGTCTTTCTCATGCAGCACCACACAAACTGTGTGTATTCGTTGCGTGATTTCGCAAACCAATGGGGATTGAAATACGTGCAATCAATTCAGCATTTTATAGGCAGACACAAACAAATGTATGCCGAAAGCGAAGGGTATAGACATCTCGTTCTGCTATGCCTACGTGATATGAAACGCAAGAACGATAGATTAAAAAAAGTATTTGAAAACAAAATTACAAACACAGACTTATGAAAACATTCGAGAACTATGAATCCTGGGCAATGGAGAATGCTAAAGAAGGAGCATCCATTGTATCTTACAAACCAACCAACACGCTAACAGCATCAGCTAAGTACTACAATCGAAAGATTGAAACACAATGTATTGTTATTATTGAAGGCACAACGATGCAGCCATTTGCCGTTGCAGCTACTAAGGTTACATTCCTCAATGAGCCATGCAAAGAACGTATGACTAAAAACAATGAGCTATGATTAAGAAAGAAAAGGAAGCGTTATTGATTACACTCGTTAAAGCTACAATGCTCAACGTAGATGAACTCAAACGCATGGAGAAACTAAAGGATAAGGATGAAGCCGTTAAGAAGCTCCTAGACATCTATTACGCCTTTAAAGACCAAGTGTTAGGTGAGCCAATACAATCAATGGTGAACTACTTACAGTTCGCTAAGTCATCTCTCGATGAAGCTATGATATACCTATCGGGTGATGAACTCGTGGAGGTACAAGATGGAACAGATGAGATGGGCGATCCAATCATCAAGCAGATGCCTCAGAAGGTGGCTGTGATGGTGGATAAACAGAATGGAATGCCGGAACGCTTTCGTGATATCGGAAAGAACATCAAGGATGTTGCTATTGATGTAATGGAAATGGTGAATGCACAACGCTCCCTACTCGGTGGGAATCCCACTGATGAAACTGATGTACCAATGTTAAAAGCTGGCAGCAGCTTCGCCGATTATGTAGCAACTAAAAAACGTTAATATGAATTGTCCTAAATGTAAATCCACAAATCGTAAGATAATATCTTATGACCGTGTAATTGAAAAAAGAATAATGATGATAAGAAATAAGTGGGAATGTCAGAAGTGTACGTATAAGTTTTATGTATCATTCCCCGAAGAACAGCCAAGAGCTGCAACAATATAGTGTGTGTGTTTAGCGCCCCATCAGGAGTGGTGGGGTGTTTTTAAAAACTAACAAATTAATATGGCATATATATACGACATCAATCTATTCTATTGGGATAAAGAAACCAATACGTTTAGTGTGAATAATGATTCGCTATTCACTGCGGAACACGCACAAGCGCATCCGAATCAGAGAAGACAATTTTATATTTTAAACCAAAAGACAGGCAATAGTATGAGATTCAGACTTTCAGATGTTAATGAAGATAGTCTTATCTTTAAGTCAGAAGATGACTTAACCGCCGTCATAAAACTAAATAACTATGGAAGATGACCACTACATTCCTTGGCATCCTGCTTATGAGGACGAACCTATCCTATGCTCATATTGTGAAGGCACTGGGATTACAGAATCAACATTTGCTGATGAGGAAACAAATGAAGTAATTATTGAGCATGATCCATGCACTGCGTGTAAGGGAACAGGTATAGAGCCTGATGCTGAACGTGATTGGGACGAAGACCCATATTAATATTTTAATTGTTTTTCAATTATTTAATACCTATTTTTGCGTCAAACTTAAACCAATCAATATGGACACAATTCAAATATCATCTGATGTATTCGCAGGAATGTGCGTTGCATTAACAATCTTAACGTGCGTATGTGGATTCATCTTTATGGATTTACGTAGAGAGAAGATGCGTAGAACCTCAACAGAAGCAGCATACGCATCTGTAAATGGAGCGCTATCAGAAATCAAGCAGCAAGAGAAATACTGGCGTGATAGCTTTGCTAAATTAACCATCGAGAAGGATGAGCTTAACAAGGCTATCATTGATGCTAACGAACACATGGCGAAAGAAATCAAACGTCAAGAGCGTAAGATGAATAGAGCTAAACGTCTTTCTGAATCTACATTAACTAAGGACGTATGACTAGTATCATTGAATTATTAGAACACGACTTCCCGAATCCTACTAAGATATTAATCTGTAGGGCAGCACTTGGCTTATCACAGAAAGACTTATCGTTGTTGTGTAATCTAACACAAGCGCAGATTAGTACGTTTGAAGCTGGCAAGACGAAGCATATATCCCTATCGGTATTTAATAAGATGGTGGAGGGTATGTTGAGGTATGAACGTAAGCTAGATAGGAAGAGATTCAGAGAGGAATCTGTATCTTTGGAGAATGATTAACAGAGAAAGAACATTGGTTGTAATTATATGCGCCATACTACTTGGTGTCATATTCCTATTGACGTTGGAACGTAATGCGTGGAAGCACAAAGCTATAATCGCTAATGAGAACTATGAAGCACAGCTTCTCTCATCAAAGAAATTAGCTAATGGACATACACGTACGTTACTATTGACAGAAGACCAATTTAAAGAGCGTGAAGGAGCTTATCTCGACAGCATCAATAAACTATCGGACGATAAGATTAAACTCGCTCACGTTCTTCGCTTGACGAAATTCGAACTAAGCAAGAAGCAACAGACAAGAGTGGAATGGAGGGATAGTTTGATTGCAGGAGATACAGTACGTATTGGACGTAGTGTTGCTGTAAGAGATAGCTGCCTTTCTATTAATATCTTCGAACCCGAAGGAAGCGATACAGTGTACGTTGACCTACAACTTGACATACAAGCAAGTGTTATAGTGTACGAGGGTAAGAGAACGAATCAAGTAAAGCTATTCGGACTTAATCTATTCCGCTATGGTAAGCGTACTACATCTGCTAAGATGAATACCAATTGCGAGAATGCGTCCATCATTATTGATGACGTAGAAATCATAAACAAGTAATTTTAATCACCACTCATTCAAGGCATTGCGTAATTATTAATAATTATTATGCGATGCTTTGCTATAGGTATTAATATTCAACTAAATTTGTAACCAATTAATCTTAATCACATGATAAAAACAGTAACAATGTATTGTATTTCAGAACAGGGAACTGAACTGGAGTATGGAGAGGTGTATGATGGAGAGTTCTACGGAACGTATTTTCACACCAACGGCAGCAGGTATTCTGCTGACAGATTCTCAACAGCGAAGCCTCCAACAGGTAAGCCTATGAACTTAAAGCCGAAAGGTGATGTATCATCTATTGCTTCTAACGCTCCTCATTGGGGTAAGGTGAAGCGCTATGCTGAACTATCTAAGAAGCATAAATGTGAAGCGTATTTTGTTGAACTACTAACAGAAGGATTGTTATGATGTTCGTATTCGCACTTGTATCGGGAGAGGAATACTTCCGCATAGACTACGCTCGTAAGCAAATGATTAGCGTGTACAAGCACAAAGACCAATTTGGTATTCGTATTCTAACAGACTTTGCTGCTATCAAGACGTTAGTACATACGCTGCTAAGTGATAGCCCACAGTACAAGATTATCTCTGCTGCTGAATTCTTTGATGTGCATAACGACATCATTACAAAACTTGCCGAGGAGCAAGACATTTTATACAACGAACAATTTAATAACTAAATAAATAAATCCATGAATCCATTTACAGCGCCTACGTCAGGCACAACATTCGAGAAAGAGCTGTTCCCCGCAGGAGCGCAAATTGCAGTATTGTACTCTATGGTACATTGCGGAAACCAAGAGCAAGGGGGTCAATTCCCAGGTGTCAAAGACACAATGCGTTTTACATTTGAATCGCCAACAGAACTACGTCAGTTCAAAGATGGTGAAGCAGAGAAGCCAATGGTTATTGGTTGTAAGTTCACCCGTTCAATGAACGAGAAAGCAGGACTACGCAAGATGATTGAGGGTATATCAGGTAAGGCATTTGCTACTGATAAAGAAGCATCGTCTTATGACTTCCGTAATCTATTAGGTAAAGCGTGCATGATTAACGTGGTACACGAACCTTCTAAGGATGGCAGCAAGACTTACGCTAACATCAAATCGTTTATGCCTATTCCAAAAGGATTCCCATCTCCGATGGCTATCAATCCATTGGTATCTTACTCTCCATTGATGCACGATGCTGAATCATTTGCTATGCTTCCTGAATGGTTGCAAGATGAGATTAAGTTATCACCTGAGTTCATCGCTATGATGGATGCAGAAATGAATGGTTCGATTCCTACGCCTCCTGTTAATCCTTTGAGCAATGAGCGAACTGAGGTCGCTCCTGTATCATTTGATGAGGAGAAGAAAGCTGCTGCTAAACCAAAGAAGGCAGCAGAACCAAAGATTGATGATCTTCCATCTAGCTTCTTCGATGGAGCAGATACATTGGAATACTAATATTAACTTATGGGAGGGGAGAACACTCCTCTCCCTTTAATAAACACACAGATGAAACACATAGTAGATGAAATAGCAGCTATGCTTATGGCTGTTGAAGATGGGAATGAGAACCCACTAAGAGCATACGTAGAACTAAAGAGAATAGAAAAGGTGGTTGAAGAATCAATCAAGCAAGTGTTCCCCGAAGCGCTAACAGAAGCATCCAAGTATTCTGAAAAGACATTCTCATTCAATGGAGCAGAGATAACTAAGAAGGCTAACCCTGGGCGTTGGGATTACAAATCATGTCCACGAGTAGAAGACGTAGCTGCGCAGTTAAAGGAAGCACAAGAGCAAGCTAAGGCAGCATACAACCAATCACAGAAGGGCGCTCTCCTATTGGATGGTGACCAATGTGTAATTGAACCTGCTTCATATATGCACGGATCTGATAGCCTATCAATTAAAATCACTGCGCTATGACGAGAGAAGAAGAAATCGCCGAAGAAGTTTACCAACAGCGTAAACGCTTCGCTGTAATGGAGAACCTAACGCTCTTTGATATGGCTGCTAAAGCATGGTGGGGTGATTATGGTATGATGCCTGTCTCATATTTCGCTAAAGCTTATCGTGTAGATTTGCATAAGCTAACGATATTGATACAGAAACAGATGGCTGCTAGAGTTGATATGGAACTACCTAACACAGCTCCTAAGATTGAGATTGTGCATTCAGAACATGAACTTAAATATCACCCATCAGCATTCGCTGCTGAACCACCTTATTCACTTGAACTATACTACTTCCTAAAATATGGATTTAAAGAAACCTCGATTGCAGGATGATATTCCTCTTTCACAACGTAAATACGAAAAAATACTAACGTGCAATGGCGATAAGATTACAAAGAAAAGGAAGCGCATCATCTACGAAAAGAACGAGAGCGCCCAAAGCTAAGAACAAACTTGCACCAAGGGTGGCACGTACTCGTAACGGTGGCACTATGACCGAGGCTCAATTCTTTCAGAAGCTACGTGGCGCACTGCGTAGTGCATTCAGATGGTGGAAGCCTATGTCGATGGCATTGGATAACTCCAAGCGTGTACACAAAGGCTTAAACAAGAAGTTGAAGTATGAATATCAATGTGCCATATGCACAGAGTATTACGCTCGTACAGGTGTGGAGATTGACCACATCGTACCTTGTGGTACACTACGAAGCTTCGAGGATGTAGCTACGTTCATTGAACGCCTAACGCCGGAAGACCCGAAAGCATTTCAAGTGCTATGTAAAGCATGTCATTTAAAGAAAACTAACGAAGAAAGAGGAAAATAACTATGAAACAACTAATCACAATGGCAGCGCTATTGACTGCCCTAACATCATGCGAAAAGGATTGTTACAATTTCAAGTGTTCACAGAACGTAATTACATACGATAGGTTCGGAACTGAATCATCTAACAGCGCTGGTTCTGTTGAGATAGACAAATGTGATTTCACCAAAAAGGACGCTAAGAACTTTATCAAGTCTATGAATGGTAAAACGACAACGAATGTTGGAAATATTAAAACAACTGTTTCTACGAGTTGTAATATCGTAACACAATAATATTTATATTTGCAATGTTCAGAGGTAGTATCCTGAATTAATGTAAAACATTGTCGCCCTATGGTGACTGCGAGGTGGAGATCATATCAAAGCCGATACTACCGCAGTCCTCATAGGGTTTTTTATTGTTATGAATAAGAAACAAAATGAATTGATTAAGAAGTATTGCTTGTTTAAAATATATGCAAGCCATTGCGCTAACGATAATCCCGAAGATGCTCGTGAGGAGATATATGAAGAACTTATAAATGTATCTAAGGTTCGATTGCTAGAAAAGGCAATAAGATATGATGAGGCATCACGACATAATCCATTTAAAAATGTTTGATTACTTCAACGGATTTTGGAAATGGGTTAGCGATAATCCTGATAAGGTTGACCCTTCTCTTTGCGCTGTGTATTTCGCTTTATTAAACAGAGCAAATAAGACTGGGTGGAAAGATAGCTTTGCTATTATCCTAATCGACCTTCAAGAAGATTGTGGTATATGTTCTAGGACAACAATGCTAAAAGTTATTTCTAAATTAGAGGAGTATGGGTTCGTTGAAACAATTTCAAAGACGAATAATCAATACAAGAATAGAGTTATACGCCTTCCATTAAATGGAAAGCACGTGGAAAGCACTTGGATACCACTTGAAAAGCACGTGGAAACTACTTGGACACATAATAAGACTATTAAAGACAATAAAGAATATAAAGATAATACTGCTAAAGCAGATAAATCAAATTTCAAAAATTGGACTAAGGAAGAATTTCAACAAGACATAACTAAGAATCATGGCAATCATGACCACGATATGATTAAAGCATTTTATAAATATTGGAAAGAGTTGGATGGTAAAGGTAAAATGAGATTTCAATTAGAGAAAACTTGGGAAACAAATCTTCGATTAGCAAGATGGAAGAAATTCAATTCCTCCTCAAATCTTTCTTTTGAAAAAAATAAGAATGGGGCGGCGGCCTCGCCGAACACATTCAGTCGCGCATCAAACGGATTACAAATCAAATAAGCTATGAGAAACGTAACAACAGAACAAGCCATCCTTGGCGTACTACTATCACCAGGAGATCACTTCCGTGATATCATCCCACAATTACACGTCAATCTATTCACTGACGAATTCTGTATCAAAGTGTTCAGAGTGATAGAAGCGCTGTTTAAAGAAGGGAAAACACCCAACCTGATTAACCTAATCACTAAGGGTAAAGCAATGGATTTAATATCACAATTGGATATCCATAAGATTACCGTATGGACTACAGCCATCACATACAACGAACCCGTTAACGAATACGTTGATGAGTTGAAGGATGAACATATCAAACGGCAGATAGCATTAGTCATTGCACAAGAATCTATGGGGCTATTGGAGAATAAGTCGGGGTCTGATATTGCTATGAGCATTGGTAATAAGATGACAGAACTCCTCGACACGAATTCCAGCAGCGACAATCTAATCACGCTTGCAGAACTAACGAGCGATGAGAGGGAATTATACTACAAGCGTTCAGAACTATACAAGAGTGGTAAGACATCGGGAATGGAAACGGGTGTTGGTAGCATTAACAAATACACGGGCGGATGGCAGAACGAATTTATCATCATTGCTGCTCGTCCAAGTATGGGTAAGACGGCATTAGCGTTGTTTCATGGCGTTAAGAGTGGGCAGCCTGGTATATACTTCAACCTAGAGATGAACAAGAGCCAACTAACGCAGCGATTGATTCTACAGCATACTGACAACATCGTTGGTTCGCATCTTCGTGATGGAACACTAACGAAGGATGAGATGATGGAGTTTGAGCGTACCATTGGTAAGATTGAGAATGTTCCATTTATGATTTACGACAAGGCACGCTGCGGTGTACATCAGGCAGTACGTGTAATGAAACAACAGCATCGCAAGGGGAAATGTAATTGGGCAATCATTGATTACTTGCAGTTGATGACGTTGGAAGGTAACAAGGGGAACAACAGAGAGAATGAGATTGCTGAGATTAGTAGGATACTACGTTCAGCGCAGAAGGAATTAAACATTCCCATCATTGCATTGGCGCAGTTGAATAGAGATTGTGAGAAGCGTCCCGATAAGAAACCTTTGCTATCTGACCTACGTGAATCGGGTTCATTAGAACAAGATGCTGATACAGTAGCATTCATCTATCGCCCTGCGTACTATGGATTACAGAAGGATGATGGAACACCATACACCAACGAGATATTCTATCTATTCGAGAAGCACAGACACGGAGCAACGGGGTCGGTGGAGTTCAGACACAACTACAACCTAAGTCAGTTCTTCGCTATCAATGACTACGCAACACCACTACCTGTACCAACAGCACCAACTAACTTCAGTAACTTTACCGATGCATCTTGGATGAGAGATGACGATTTAATATAATGGAAAAGCAGTTAGCCGATAAGATAATTCACACAATGAATAATAGCCTCCCTGAGAGCGTATCTATAACTTGGAGACACATTCGTATACCTGACGTTAGAAAGACGTTTATATCGCACCGCAACTACCTTAATCACGCTAACGTAGAGAGTAGAGTATATGAATCTTACTTGGAGGAATGTTATTTCTTATTGAAATTGATTAAACTACGTAATGTAAAATTGGAATCAGTATGAAAGTTACTATTACCACAAGCGTTGTAAACGGAAAGATGACAAGTAACAGAGAGTTGCTTGCAAAGACAATGGCTTCATTCGAAGGAATGGATGTGGATATTACAATAGAGAAGCACAGAAGGAAGCGTAGCAATCCACAGAATAGTTATCTGCATGGGGCTGTGCTTCCAATCATACGCAACAGATTAATAGAGCTGGGCATCAACGAAGCGCAGAGTAAGGAGTGGGTGTTTGATTTCGTCAAAGCCAATTGCCTCGTTACAGAAATTGTAAACACGGAAACAGGTGAGGTATTGAAATCACTTGGAAAGAGTTCGGCTCTCGCTACGTGGGAGTTCAACGAATTCATTGAGCGCATACAGCAATACTGCTCCGATAAACTATCACTATACATCCCAAATCCTGGGGAATACTTAACATTATCACTCGACTAACACTATGAACGTACTCTCATTATTTGACGGGATGTCTTGCGGAAGGCAAGCGCTCGAAAGAGCAGGATTTAAAGTTGATAAATACTTTGCATCCGAAATTGACAAATATGCCATTCAAGTTGCGATGGCTAACTACCCCGATACGATACAGCTAGGCACTGTTGTAGATGTCGATGGATATGCATTACCACAGATTGATTTACTTATTGGAGGAAGTCCTTGCCAATCATTCTCATTTGCAGGAAAACGAAATGGAATGACCACATTATGTGAGCAGGAGATATTGACACTTGAACATTACCTTGAACTAAAAAAGGAAGGATTCGAGTTTGAGGGACAATCGTATTTGTTTTGGGAGTTCATGCGCTTACTCAATGAGGTGAAGCCTAAATATTTTATGCTAGAGAACGTAGAGATGGGAGAGAAATGGGAGAAGGTTCTTCGCCACGCCATTCAAGTTCCTGCCTTACACATCAACTCTGCCCTTGTTAGCGCACAGAATAGAAAGAGAGTGTATTTCACAAACATAGGAATGCAGCCAATGGGATTGTTCGGTGACTTGGAAAGCATCATACAGCAACCAAAGGACAAGAAAGTACTGCTTAAGGATATATTGGAAGAAGACGTTGATGAGAAGTATTTCCTTAGTGACAAGATGATTAATTGGCTTGACAAGCACGCTGAGAAACGTAATGTCGATGTTAAGAAGTTAGATGGAAGCACTAAGACTGCGTGCTTAACTGCTACAGCACAGACTAAAGGAAACCTAACAACATATTACGTAATCCATAATACACAGAAGAGAAGCGCTGACAGACCAAGCATACAGAAGAATAAGAATGCAGGAGGCAGTGGTCATCTAAGCCGTGAGGATGGTAAGACATACTGCTTGGATACCGCTTGCACTATGGCTGTTGAAATTAAACTAAAGAAGCCCAACGTACAGATTCAAAAAACGATTGATAAGAATATATTCATCGAAGGAGAGGTAAAAGCGCTTGATTTCTACAATCAATCTAAGCATGATAAATGCCCAGCTTTAGCCAATCCATCTCACGGACACATAGGGCTATTTGCTCCAACATCGCGTATACGTAAATTAACTCCGCTAGAATGTAAAAGGCTTCAGACGGTGGCTGATGATTACATAATGCCTGTTAGTGATACGCAAATCTATAAGCAGTTAGGAAACGGATGGACTGTCGATGTTATCGCGCACATATTTTCGTATATGAAGTTTTAAGTATATTTGCATATAGCAATATACTATGGCACGTAAAGCATCCAAAGCAATTCCGAAAACTACAACAGGAAAGAATAAGAACTATCTTCCTACATCGCAAGGAGCTGGAATGACAGCCAAGGGTAGAGCTGCTTACAACAAAGCTAACGGATCAAACTTAAAAGCACCTGCGCCTAACCCTAAGACTAAAAAGGATAAGGGACGTAGGAAATCATTCTGCGCTCGTATGTCCGGAGTACCAGGTCCAACATCTAAGGATGGTAAATTAACACGCAAGGGAGCTGCATTAAAGCGTTGGGCTTGTTGATATGACACGCAAGAAGCAGCAACAGATAATGGCTATCGCAAAACGCATCAAAGCGTTACGCATATCTATGAATCTAACACAACATCAAGCAGCAGAGATTATAACAAAGGCATCGGGAAAGCCATGCTCACAGACATTGGTATGTCAAATAGAATTAGGAAATAAATACATCAGCGAAGCGCAGGAAATCAGATTCATTACGGCATTAAAAAACCACCCAAAAATCGCATAAATCTGAGGGTGGTTATAAAGAACAAGGCAATTAGTTTAATTCGTATTCTAAATATTTGTGGAAATACTTATCCCACATTATCATTAGCACTTGATTATCTTCTTCGGTGAATACACCTGTTATCGTCTTCCATGAATCCCTTGCTATCCTTAGTGCTGTGTGTTCACACATTGTATTCTGAGCAACATGACAAGCCAATACGCTTATTAATCTCTTGTTATGTGTTCTGCCTGTTGGGAATCGCTTATCCATATAACTATTAATCGGTACTAATTTATGTATTATTGTTTAATGCTACTACACAAATCTACAATTTCTCTAATTACTTCGTCCAGCTCTGCTGATGATGTCTTTAACATTGCAAGCACCTCTAGCTTTTCAGAAGAATAATCTTTATCCTTCGCCATTAGTTCTGACAATGCAATTATGTTAGCCAATGGCTTGCGTACCTTATGTGATTGTATCCAAGCGATGTTTTCTAACACACGCTTCTGCATTTCGTAATCGTGAGATGAGATGCTTACAACATCGAATAGCTGTATGCCTACGAGATGGAATGTTTGTTTTCCATACGCCACCTCCCATGTACTCCATCGTTTTGCCCCATTCTTATGTAACAGACGACACTGAAAAGAAAAAGGAAATGGGCTGCCGTCAACGGCCCGACCCATCGACTTCTTTAGCAGCTCCATATCCTCTTGTATTGTTATGAAATGCTCCACATTTGTAGGGGAGATGTGCGAAGCAAACGTATTGAATAGCTCATTGCTGTATGTTATGTCGCCCTCCTTATTACAGCATACATAGAACACATGAAGGGAGTTCTCTAATATCACATTTCCTGGTATCATCCATCAGTTGTATGGATGCAAATTTAACTAATTTTTAATCGCCATTTTAATTTTTCCAATTAATGAACACCAATGAGAATAACTATTGTATGCGTACAATATTAATATCAATAGCATTAGCGTGAATGCACCTGCGCTCACCTCATCGTTGTATTCTTTCTCTTTTTCTGCGTACAACATAGCCTTAGGTTTTATAGTTCCTATAATTTCTAATGCGCTGCGTGTATCACCTGCTTCGTGGTAGTATGTAGGTGCAATAGTGTCGGAGGCAAGCTTCAACGTATTTTTTTTGACTTCAATCTCCAAATCGCTAAAACTATATACAGACGTATCCTTTTCGTGAAATAGGATTTGCCCACTATCCGAAATAAAATAGTTGTATTTAGCATCAAGGGCAGACGTATAGTCCGGAGCATACTGCTTCAACGCACCAATTGTGGCTTCGTCAAAGTGACGTACCACAGAAGTGTCTTGCGCTGCATATATGATTGTATCTCTCGTTTCCTTATTCATCGTCATCCTTTCTCTTTGGAAGATAACCAGCAGCTATCAATGCAGCTATACACGCAGCCATCGTTTCTACTGTTATTAATTTAAAGATAAGAAGAAATACCATAAGTATCACCAATAGAGAGCCTATAGTGCCTCTCCAATGCTTTATGATTATATCCAAGACAATCATAAACTTACTTCTCCTTCTCCTTATTGTCATTGTCAATTAGATTTAATGTAATACATCTGATTGCTGCCTTGCGCTATTCTACGTCCTATTATGTCATAGGATTCGCCTACGTGCGTTTCTGCATCAATATGGACATATACTATATCCGATAGCGTAACATCGCCATTAACGTCCACTTCTCGTATTGCTATGTAATGATCTCCTCCCTTGTTATAATCCAATGGGATATTGTAATCAGATAGATTGGAATTAGTTTCCACATATGGAAACTGCGTATACAACGTTCTCCAATTTACAGCATCAGGGCTTTCTATAATCTCGAACTTTCTCGTTCCTGTATTGGAGCAAGTGAGCCATCGTACGTGTAGTATCCCCTCAGAATGATATGCATACACACCGCAGAACTCCACAGCGAGCGCACTCATCTGTATCATATACGGGCAGAAGTTATCAATCAGCGTTGTCTGTATTGTATAACACACTGTAATAGTATCCGTTCCTGGAGCAATAGATGTAGTGTTATCAATCATAATACAAGCGGAGTTATACTGCTTCACACTCGTAACGAAAGCTGGCGCTCCCGATGGAGAAGAATAGCTGAATGCTGCTAACTGCCCTACGTTCTTACGTGGCACTTTAACGCATATTGTAGTATCACGTATCGCTCCTGAGATACATTGATTAGTGAAATACAAACTAAAGAACGAGGGAAGCGCTAAATATGAATTAGCCGTCCTCGTTACATTACATTGTGCTGTTGCCGATATGCTTATTAGCAAAAATAAAAGTGCCTTCATACGTTGTTATACGCATCAAGGCACTCCTCGTTATTCCTACTTAGTAGGTATTAGTTACACGTATTCAACAAAGAAACGAAATTTTAATCCTGTCAATGCTTGTCTTGGTTGAATTTGAAAATTAACCATTTGAGTGAAATAATAATCATCTCCATTAGAATCTAGTCCTTCATAGAAACTACCAACTCTTGAGCCATTTGGATTATACGTAGTCATAACCAACTCTCCCCAAGCTGTTCCAGGATCGCCAATATTAGTAGCCAATGTGCCATAAGGTAATGTTGCTCCAGGAACTTGTTGGTCAATCCCTCCATAAGGATTAACTACATTGTAATTTCCAAATACTCCAATTGTACCTGGAGTTTCACCGACAAATACTCCTAATGAATCATAACTTGAATATCCCGAACCTGCCGTAAGACCAAATGCACAATCATTGGATATATCATAAGCCAAATTAGTATATACTTTAACTTTTGTTATTGCGCTCCAACCTGATGAAGGCTTAAAAGCAATAAAATTATTTGGAGAACCTGGGTTACTATATAAAACCAAAGGCAATGATGGATTATTTAACCCATCGGTAGTACCCCATACAGCAAATGAAGCAAAAGCAGTATTTTCTACCACCAATGTTCCAGATGCAGCAGAATACACATTATTGGTAGCAGTTGTATTAGTTGTAATTTCTCCTGAATCGTATTGCGCTGTTGCAGGTGCGCTCCATACCCAAGCACCTGGAAGAGGATTCTCAATACAAATGAAATCATAAGCATTACCATCAGGAGGAATGATTGCAGGAGTATCGACAGGATAATTATTTATCTGACCTCCTATCATAGAAGGAAATAAACTTATGTTTATTGATGAACGATTAACAACAATAACACGTTTACCTGTAACGGGTAAAGGTAAACGACAAGCGTAGTCTGTTGGCGTAGCTGTCACAACAATATTCACCCCATACTCCAACACTAATGTAGTGTTAGCCATTGTGGTGTTGTTAGCCACTAACCCATCAAATACAACCGTCTGTCCTGCTGATGAGAAATCAAGCATTGACGTTAATAATGGACGCATTTTAATTGCAGGATATTGCGCTCCTGTTACAATCTCATCTATTCCTGCTTGTATCTCCGCTTGTGATGCCATTATGCAAAATCGTTAGGGTTAAAATCTTGTTGGTTGAAGTCTGGCCATTCGCCATTCAAATATGTTTCGGGTAATGTAGCAATAGGCTTCGTAGTGAAATTTACATTCCTACATAACCAATTACATATTGTTACAATATCACGCTCCATCAGTCCAATCACACTAATGCAATTGGTGGAATATGATAGCACTGTATCAGTGTAGTTCTTCGCTATGAATAACGTTTCAGGCATACATCCCTCATCGCATCCAATGGCAATCTGCTCATTTACGTATGCTAACTGCTTCTGTATAGCTGAATATGCTATCAGAGCGAATGATTGATATTGTCCTAAACTAGCCATTAGTTGTATAATGTATAATAAACTAATACTTCTGCTGTAGCTGTTCCGCCTGTTGGATTACCCGTAGATGTAGCAATGTACAAATCACTTGCTTTACCTACCTGATATGCTGTCGTTCCTAAGTTTAAAAAGAACGCTTGGTATCCTCCAGAACTCGTTGCTCCCCATACTCCATCAGCCACCATCAAATCATCGGTAGCCATTTGAAAGTAAATTCTAGCGTCTGTATTTGTTCCATATGACGTTGCTGCGCTCATCAATATTACAATATTGTGTATGATAGCGAAGTTAGCAAGCGTATCAAGAATCTTGATTGGCGTAGTGAAACTTGCTAATATCTGTGCTGACGACAAGCTTGTTACAGCCAATTGCATTACAGGCGTTCCTACGGCGAAATTATCAGCCGTCAACAATCCCGTTGTCAATGTCGTTCCGTTGCGTTGTAATACACCGAAATCCGTAGGGAATCCAATATCCGTAGGAGCAGCAGTAGCATTCGTAGAGTTACCCATTATAGTACGTGCTACCATAGGAGTAATGTCAGCAGTTGATACTGGTCTTGACGTAGATGCTGCCACCCATGTCGAAACCCCATCAAACGTAGCAAGGATGATGACACCACCATTAAGCGCTTGGTTAGCATTGATGCTGATGCCAAACACTGTTAGTGTATTAGCGCCTATCGTAATGCCACCTGCAATCTCTATCTGAAACTGACTTCCAGCTTTGATACCCGTAGTGCCTGCTGTTACAGTGTAATTAGATGTTAGCGTTACAGTGCCTGTCAATCGCTGATATGACGTATCTACGCCTGCTACTAATGTCTTTGTTCCACCAACAGGGACAACAATATCCGTTACCCCTTGCGCTGCTTGTGGTTGGTCTTTTCCATCAGCGAAATACTGAACGCTCCACGTAGTGCCATCGTAATAGCAACTGAATGTACCATTTTGGTTCACTTGGTCTTGCGCCATCGTAACCCCTGCTATAACAACACTGAATGTGCTTATTGATAGATTGGCTTCCCAACGTAGAGAAAAGGATGATATAAACCCTGCCGTTACTGTAGGATTTATAACAACATTCCCTAGCAATGTAACAGGAGCTGTAGTATAAGCTAATACATCATATGCCTGACCTAGTGGCGTTGTATTATCAAGAGTTAATCCTGATGCGGTTATTTGTTGTCTAATGTAGTTCATTATACTGCTGATATTTTATCAATCGTTATTGACTTAAAGTACACTTGATTCACCACTGCTTGATACAAGTCAGTATATATAGTATTTAGCACCGTAAAATCTAATCCAGTTAAACTCCTTTGATATGTATATTGCTGATACCCTATATCACTTGTGCTTAAGCTTGCTATATTCATATCAGATGTAACTCTACATAATGCTGTGGTTGCTGATGTTTTTATAATTTCAAGCTTAGTATTATATTGAAAAGATGTACTTGCTGTAAACATATATATTTCTTGACTTAATGGAGACAATGTACATGATACACCAACTGTTGTACCAACACCCCATCTAATCCTTCTTTGCGCTTTAAATAAATTTGCTGGAATTGTATTTTGTATCAAATACATTGACACTAAATTTACAACTAAAGCATCTCCATCACCAAGTAGTGTATTTGCAGGAATTGCAACATCATGCTGTTGAACCCAATTATTTATTATCGTTGATGAAAAGAAATCTATAGGCATACTATACAACCTACTCACACCATCAACTCCATTGCCCCCAGGAGTACCTGCTGCGCCTTCCGGAATCTCAAAGTCAAATATAGCAGCGCCTGATGTACCTACATTAGTTACTGTAGCAGGATCGCCTGGATTAACAGTCGTAACAGTTCCTACAGCTATAGTCGCCGCAGCACCTGGCGCTCCCGTATTCCCTGCCACATTCGTGCTTAGAATAGGTATGCTTAAACATCCTAAATTTGGTAAACAGCAATCTGACATTTCTTTATCGTTTTTTTAGTTTAACATCCACACCCACAGCCACAAGACAAGCATAAGCTCGCCATTGCATCCACTTGTGCGTCAACAAAATCTTTATCACCCAAACTTACGCCTCCCAATAGGTACTCGTAGTTTAAGAATATCTTAATCTGATTCTCAGTCGTTACATGACCTGCTGCACCTCTCACCACTGTATCATCCTTACAACGCTTTGATAAGCACGTAAAGAACACCCACTGCTGATTGATAAACGTATCAGTTCCATCTGAGCATTCATACGTTACTAAGTATGAGCCATCAGATAAATCGCTACTAGGGCTTGAATTAAATAACAACTCGCTATTGAACTCTAAGTTGAAGAATGGGAATATTGTGCTGTTAAGCAATGGTAGTACATTTACTACAACGCCAAACTCATCCATTCTAGTAGCGGCTGTAATTACATCATTCGCTATCGTAAAATCAAACGTAATAGGATATATATAACCCTTCGGGGTAATCTGTATTCTTGCAAACGTTATGTCCGTAGTAAGCGTGTTAGGCGCTCCCCATCCCCCTTCATTGGTAACAGCATCATATACTCCTGTCGTGTCATTGAATAACGCAGTCTTGCAATCGCATTGTTGGGCAAGACAGAAATTTAGTGATACTCCCATTGTGTTATTATAATTTTACGATTCCAAATTTACAAATAAATTGAACAGAGATAATTATTTATTTATCATTGCTTTTTTTCTTCAATAGCATCAACATATGCTTCAAGCTTTTCTCTAATATTCGTAGGGAATTCCAAGAATAGATATTTCTTATCCCATGAATTGATTGAGCGTATAGCTGACCTGATGTACATCTCTTGCGATTGCATCTCCTGTATATCATTTATAATGGCCACCTTCTTACAAATAGAATACAACGATGTCATACACTCTTTGTATTGTCCATTGTTATCGAACTTCATCAACTGATTCATGTTCGTTTGTCCCTCTTCTGTAACATGGTCAAATATAGTCTTCACCATCTTACCCATCGTTTCATTCGCCTTTTGATTCTCTTCGGCGGTCAACTCTAAATTGTATTTGATTATGCTAGGATTGAGCTTATAATCTCCCCCTTTCTTAATTGATTCAGCTTGCAATCGCTTATTCCCTTTAAGCTCCAATATAGTCTTCTCTGTTTCTGCTTCGGATACTGATGAATAGTATTTATATCTTTCTCCCTTAACCGCTTTCTCCTGCTCTGATTCGTAATCACTCTCTATTCCTATTACATCAGGAATAGTAGTGGAGCTTTGTACTACTGGATAATAGTTGTGCATCGTGTGCATCTGCATGTATGGATCGTCTTCATACGCTCTATTGAACGGAAGAGATACTTCTCCTTTGTCAAATTGAAACATATCAAAACCCATAAATGGCCCTACCGCTTTTAATTCCTCCTCTACAGGACGACCAAAGCAATCAGTCTTATTGCTTCGTAATGCGCCATCTGTAAATGCTAAATTGATTGCCATCTTTTCAAATACGTCAGTAGCTAACTTATTAGGATTACCATTATAAGCATCGTAAGCATTCTGTGCATCCTTCTGTAATCCCGAAAGAGGAACAAAGGATTGTATCATATTGGCAAATACATTCTTTCCTGTTTCTATAGTTCTTTCAAATCCGCCCTTGTTCGATTCTTGTGTTAATTGCATTAGGTCGGATAGCGTCTTGTACTGCTGTGACATAGAACTGTAATTCATAACGCCTGATAATGTATTCATCATATACATTCCAATAGCTCTATTTAATCCTTCATCATCTTCTACAAATGGTTTTCTGATTCCATCTACAGCTCTTGATGTTTCGAATACACGATAATTATCTAATACAGCAGCAGCAGAGATAGCCCCGTAGAATGGAGATATCATCCAATTGTATTGCTGAACTCCATCAATATAAATATATCCACCTTTAATTGGGTCTCCCGAAGCATCAAGTAATCCACGCCCCTCCATTTCTTTCGTTGCGATGAATGTACCCTTTCCTTTTGCTGCCTTTTCTATGCGCTTATCATCGTCATCATCACCCCCTCTTAGTTTCATCAACATAGCCACAAGTCCTGCTGTTATAGCATACGCAGCAAACATTGATTCTCTCAATCTCGCTTGATCCATCTTCAACATGAAGTCAAGCTTATATGACATATTCTGTTCTTTCGGCGTTAGCCCTCTCTTACCTGTTCTTTTATATTTAATACTCCTTAATGTACTTAGCAAAGGGTCGTATTTTATATACAATGAGAATCCATTAGCAACAGCGTTATTGAACAATGGCATTAATGTAGAATGTTTTAATGGCGACATTTTACCACTGCTTATGTAATTCAATACATCAGCTAATTGCCCAGGCGTTCCTTGTGGTCTTCCTAAGAATGATATCTCCCTTGTGTTCGCTGATATATAACGATTGATTTCTTTTTGATATTCTTCTGATATCTTCAATGCGTCATTAGTCGATAATGCAGGATTTAAGTTTTGGTTTAATTGTACCAATCTTTCCATTACTCCTTCTGAAAGAAGCTCATACATACGAATCTTTGTTTCGTTATATATCCTAGCTTCCTTTGTTCCTATCTTCATTAACCCTGGGTCTTGTGGGAAAGCATCAGTGGATGAGAATCCAGAATCCTTCCATAACTGACTATTACGCATCTCTTGCATAGCCTTTGAAAATGCAGCAGTTACTGTAGTTTCATCTCTCCCAAGCAATGCTGTTACATCTTGGTATATCGCTCTCCTTGATTTATCAATTTTATTCTTCTTATACAACTCCTTCAATAATGCCCCGTATGCTTGTCTTGATGTTATAGATGTAGCAAGGGGAATCGTTAAAGCATCTACAACGGCGAATGCTCTTGATGAACCAACAAGAAACACTTTAGATAATGCACGTTTAATTTTGCTTTTCTGATTTAATATATCAGTTTCTATATCAGAACGCCCTTCTTTATTTATACCTATAGAACCAAATGTCATATTATCTCTAGTAGGACTTACCTCTAAGATAATAGGCTGATTTGTTACAGGGTCTATAACTGATGTTTTTAGCGTATTAAATGTACCACCTAGCTTTATATCCATTTCCCTCATCATCTGCATCACCATCTTTGGAAATGTTTGAAATACGTTGGATATAATAGCTTTGTTCAATATTGATGCTCTTAATAGCAAGTTGTTAAATTGATATGCTGCTATGTAATTGAACGTCTTAATATTTCTCCCTATGATACCTCCGCTTGCTTTAGCTTTTAATGTATTGATATAATTATTAAAAGCATTGTTTGCGTTAGCTAATGCGAATGCTCCCTTTGTTCTTGCCGCAGCTACATTTTCTGCAAGCTCCGTCAGCTTAGCTATATTCTCAGGAGTTAAGATTGGTAAGCCGTATTTAACAGCAAACTTATCTATGTACCTATCTCCCTCTAATACTCCGAACAATATCTGTTTTACTATTGCAGGGTTCTTACTTTCAGATATAGAAGGTTTTTTTTCTGCGTATACTCTCGCTAATGCCCTATTCATTTGCCATGATGCAATTTCCTCATACGTTTCCATGAACGCATCAATGGCTTTATTCACTTGCGCATCGGTCATTTCGTTTTCCTTCAACGCCTGATTGATACCTCTTAGATTCGTAGTAACAAGTTCTCTCACTTGCTCCCTCGTTGCATCAACAGCAACCTTTCCGTCTTTTCCTACCAATTTAAGAAGCTCCGAAAGTCCACTTCCTTTTGCTCCATTCTTATTGAGATGAACACCAAATGAAACTAATACGTCTAATGCTTTCTTTATTCTAGGATTTGAATATTTAGATAAGATTGTTGTTGGGTCAATATCCTGTCCAGTAACAAGATTGGCGATATCTGTAAATACCTCTGTACGTATTTTCTTTGCATCTACTGCTACTTCTTTGGTTTTCTGCTCCCCATCAAATCCAAGCTCATCTTTAACGTCATTAGTTGCCTTATTCCTAACTCTATCAACCATCATAAATGGAATCATTTGAGCTAAGTAATTACGCATTGACAATCCTTGCGCTATATATGTTCCGTAGTTTTGGTATTCTTTATTTGCTAATTCAAAAGCCTCTGTTGTACTAGCATCCTGCCTTGCTGAATATGCAGCCATTGAATCAATCAATCGCTGTGCGAATATTGCATTGATTATATCAGGATGAAGCTCTTGATTTTTAGCTAATTTATATGCTACATTACCAGTTCTATCGGCATCCATCAATGCTATTGCATCAGCCATTACTTTCTTCTGATTGCGAACTTCGTAATTCTTTCCAGCTTCTACAATATCAGCTAAATCATTTCTTTCTTGTTTGCGCAATCCTGCTACAAAATCTTTAGCAGTCTTGGATACTTTAAGCTGTCCACTTCCCCTTTGAGATTCTTCAACCTCATCGGAATATCGAGCCATTTCTTCTGTTAAATCTTTCTCTATATTCTCCTTCTGACTATCAGTTAATCCTGCGTAATCTTCATTTGCTCTTAACGATTCAATAGCAGCATTAATAATATCAATAAACTTACCACCATTTTCTGCAACAAGGGCAGCAGCTTCTAAGGCTGCATCTACCGCTTGTTCAAGGAATGGTAATGATGAATATGTTTCTCCTCTGTTCTTTAATTTAGCAGCACGCAATTTCTCCGCAAACAACTTACCCTTTTCAGTATTAGTCATCGGCTTGGCTTCCTCCTGCACAATTGGTGCTACAACATCAGCAGCCTCCTGTGCAAGTGCTTCTCCAAGCATATTGAACACAGCAACAACATCGGGAGTTCTTACTTCTTCGGGGATCGCCTTGCTTGATTTAGAGCGATTGCGACTGCCTGCTTTTGGTCTTTCCCCGCCTTTATCTCCTTCTTTATATTCTTGCTGATTGTCTCCTTCGACTTTCCCTTTAGTAGCGGCATCGTATTTAGATTTTAGTGTTGGTGATTCTTTTGTTAGCTCTGCAATGTTATCCATTACGTACTGACGTGCCTGAGTGAAATCAAGCACTGTTCCGTCCTTTAATGTGTACTTACATGGATTAGCCATTATACGCCTCGTTGTTGGTCAAACAATAACTCCCCTGCACTATTCCCCATTATTCTATCTAATGTAGACAATAAATCTCCTGCTTCGCCAATGCTCTTACGTTGTGTTTCCACAAAGAACAACAACTGCTGATGTATTGTAGCGTCATCGCAGTCCATATACCAATCATTATAGAACTCACCTAACGTCACCTCTTTGGTGTAATACAGCTCAAAAGCCGAACGTAAAGTTGGAATAGCATCCTTCATAGCTTTCACCATTGGAACGTCTGCTACATCGCCTCTATCGTTCACGAAGTCCACCCATATCTGATAATGCTTTAACTCATCCTTCGATTCCTTTTGGAAGAATGCCGTACTACCAAACCATCCTAATCCCTGTAGTTGATTAGCAATGTGCTTGTATGTATTGGAAGCGTCAAGTTCGTATCCGATGGCTTCGTTAATCTTCTTTTTGTATTCTGTACTAAGTAATGATGTTCTCATAATCAGCATTCTATTTTGGTGAATATTCCTTTCGCTTTTAACTCATCAGCGATGGCTTCAAAGTTACTACTTATTGCTTTAGCTACAGCAGCATCCTCTCCGTACTTTTCTTTGAATGCTTTGTTCGCCTCTGCCTTGCTCTTTATACTTTTACCTTTATTCGTAGAATCGAAATCATCGAAGATGTTTGCTTTCTTCTCCTCTGCTTTTGCTTTTGCTTCCGCCTTTGCCTCCGCTTTCTTCTCACGTATCAACAATGGATCACCCTCGTTGAAAGCGTTGTCATAACGAATGGATTTTAGATACGGAGAGTTGTCTACAACCTCATCCTCCAAATGCAATGTGTCGAGAAATCGCTTTATGAAATCTGTTTTAAAGAATACCCTTTCTCCGAATGTTACCCTACAAGGTTTGCCCATATCAATAATTTCTTAACGTAATCTTCCTGAACTTAATGTTTTCATGTAATCAGCCTGCTTCTGCATTTGTCCCATTTTGTAATCTCGCTCCTTCGCTGCTACGGCTTTCTTTGCTTCAGTCGCTTTAAACTCTGCTGCATCGCTCGCTGCTTGCTTCTTTAGCTTACTTCCCTTCAACCATCCTACTGTTGCACCTACTGCCGCACCAACACCTGCCCCTACTAACGTACCAACTCCAGGAATAGCACTACCAAGTGAAGCTCCCATTGACGCTCCTTTGAGCGCACTAGCTCCTGCCATCTTCGCCACAGTACCCTTCTCGAACTCCGGAGGAGCTTGCATAGGCTCCATCTCAGGATACTGCTCCTTAAAGTAATTGTTAGCATTGTCCAACGTACCTTGGTCTTGCATCTTTTCCGCAATGTCATTATAACCCATCGTTGGATAGTGGTTATACTGCATGTAGTTTACGTACGGGTCTCTTGACATATTAATTACAATCTATTTCAATTATACCTTTTCTTTGCAATTCTCTCAACGCTTTGTCAACCATCGCCTCTGTTGGTTTTTCTTTCAACATTCTAATTGTATCCTTATCAACATTCTTATTAACGGCAGCTTGCAAATCACGATATATCTGCTCTAGTTCAGCATTAGCTTGGAACTTATCCTCTACTGATTCTACTCCCTCTTGCGCTGGGAATGCTTGTGGTGCTTGTTCGGATGTAGGGGTGGTGGTTTCGGCTTGTAGCGTTGGTAAGTATTTTTTTACGTCAATAATTTGCCCTGCTTTTTTAGTTGGTATTCTAACATGGGCTTCATCACCAAACGTATCGTCTATTTGTATACTTTCAATAGGTACTTTTAACTTAACTATAGATTCTCCATACCCTTCATTCTGACCTGTTTCTTTAGTGGAAAAGAATACGCCATCTTCAAGACCTTTCATCTTGCCTGTGCTTTCTATTTCCTTTTTGTTCTCAGGAGTTGTTCTATGGTATATAGTAACCATACCATCATTATCAATCTCTGCTTTGTTATCATTAAGCTCATCAGCTAAATCCTGTGCATCTAAAAGTTTATCTCCTTGAACTCTTTTAGATATACTTTCTTTGGCTGCTTCTAAAGGCGATACTTTTTCCTCACCCTTCGCTTCTTGGGTGGGTAGGGATTGTTCTACTTCTTTATCGTCAAAATTTTGGTCAATAAAACGAATAGCATCCCTATGTAGTCCTTGTTCTTTTAATTTGTCTAAAACTTCCTGTTTATTAGTTGCACCATCTTTTATTGCCGTATTAATATACTCTTGCCCCTTTGCAATTTTATCATCAAAAGAAATGTCTTTTTCTATAAATACAGGTATCAATTTTTCACCTCTTTCTCTTGCAACAACAGCCCTGTTTCTGCCCTCTTGTTTATGCGCCTGCCCATTTTCTTTTAATGACAGATACGGCATATTTATCTTATCCCCCTTATTTATACCTTCAATAATACTTGCCTTTTTCTCGTCAAGCACGTTTAGGTCGGTGTTGCTTCTTGTTATATCATCCCTTACTTTTTTCAAATACGCATCTGGCGACATCATTACAACCTCACCGCTTACTCCTTTATAGAAGTAATTATAGCCATCATCTTCCAACAAACCGTCTAACCCACTTATTCCTGTTTTTTTAGGATTAAACATTCCTTTGTAACTTTCCACATCTCCCTCTACTCCACTCTCACCCTTCGCTTCTTCTGCAACGGGGGCTTGTGCTTTCAGCTCTTTCTCTTGTTCTAATAGCGGCGTGATTACCTCATCATACTTATCGTATATCTCTTTCTTTGCTACTTCGTCATTAGGGTCAATAGCTTCGTTCTCCGCTTGCTCCTGCTCTCTTAGGTTTGCTATAGCATTCTCTACCTCTGGAAGAGTTTGTGGTGCTTCTTCTGTTGGAAGATTCTTACCCTCTGCAATCTCACCCAATCTATTATTCACCTCATCCAACCTATCCTGTAAAGGCTTCGCCATAGCAGGATTAGTCTGTTCTATCTGCTGCTCTAAATCTTGCTGTTCAAGAACTAACGCTGTTGCCTCTGCTCTTGCAGGTTCACTCTCTACTACAGGAGGAACAGTCGCTGCTGCTTGCTTTGTCTTTTCAAGCATCTCCACCATCTGCTGCTTCTGCTCAGGTGTTATATCGTTAGCTACAACGGAAGCATCAAGCTGCTCCATGAAATCAATCTCTGCCTCTGGATCACGAGCTGCCTTATTCACTACATCAGCAAATGCTTTATTTCTCCCTGCGCCAAAGAACGGCCCTAATAATCCCCCTCCTGCTGCACCTGCAATAACGCTTTCTGCTAATCCTTTTCCAAATCCTTCAAGTGATAAGTCGTCTTTGAATTTAACATCTTCCTTTAACGATGCTAATTTCTTAGAACCAAATTCAGTTGTAAATTCCGCCCCTTCTTGTAATCCTTCTTTAGCAGCCCCCTCTAATGTATTAAGAAGAACCTTCTTCCCAAACTCCATCATCATCTGCGGAGTTCTCTTTTCAGCTAATTCCTTCGCTCCTTGCTTAATTGCGCTTTTAAGCGATGTCTTACTAAATGCTCCTGCTAATGATTCAACCCCTTTATCCCCTAAGTATGCAGCAACGATTCCTGTTGGCATAGCGAAGAACATTGATTCAGCTTTTGTAAGCCCTGCATCTCTCCCCTGCTTATATATATCTCCATACACTTGCGAGAATCCTGCTGCTTGCGCTCCTGTAGCCCCTGCTGCTGCTCCGCCACCAAACGTCATAGCAACGCTTCCTAATAGATTTCCTAATAGCTGTGATGTGTTATATACATTGACATCATCCATCAACGATACATTCGCTTGTGGGCTATACTTAGCAACATCAACAGACACTTTATCTGCTAGATTGAATATAGCGTCAGACACTACATTTCTATCCGTTGGTAATGGTGATGGTAGTACATCAATCACAGCCCCAAGTGTCTTTAATAATGCAGGAGCTGTTGCGTTCCATGTAGAAGCAGCCATTACATCAGAAGGACTTCTTGGATTTATAATGGTTGATGGAATCAATCCCTTTAGATTTGATTGAACACCAGCTCCCATTGTCTTAATGAAGCGTGCGTTCTGCTGATATTTGTTTAGTTGGTCATTGTAATCACTAGCAGCTTGATTGTAGTTAGCTTGTGTCTGCTGCAATTGTTCAGAAAGCATTGATGCTGTCTGTGAGTCAATGTTAGGATTCTGTAATTGTTGTTGTAGATTCTCACCCTCCGCTTTTATCTGTTCCAATCCTTGTGTAAGGGCTGTGATATTCTGATCTAACTGCTGATTCTCTGCACTCTTCTCTCTTGAAAAGTCCTTATACATTCTAGCTTGCTCCGTCTTGCGCTCTTTGATGTCGGGAATAGCATTAACACTTGCTATCCTAACTTGCTTTGGCGATTTACCTGCAAGCATCTTAGCCACCTTATCATCGCTGATATTAGGTAATTCACCACCAGGAACTTGCTTACGCAACTCTTTTACATCTGCTGCTGATAATGTTTCAGGGAATGCTCCCTGTCCATCAGCATACACCTGCATAGTTTTCTGTATGTTATCTAACGATGCTTCACTGCTTTTCTGTGGTAACGTAGATGGTTGTTCCACTCCACGTCCTTTCGTAGCCGAACCTCCACCCACCGATGCAGAAGGAACGGCTGATGGCTTTCCCAAGCCGCCAAATCCATACTTGTCAGCAGCTTCGTTTAGGTCAGCAGGCATGATTTGACTATACACATCATTCTCTACCAAAAGGGAATGTAGTTTTTTTAGCTTAATAGGGTCTCTGTATTTCTCAACAAAGTCATCAAACCTCTCAGGAGTTATCTTGCTGTATACATCATTATCTACAAGTAATGAATGTAGCTTTTGAAGATTCTGTAATCCTTTAGAAGGGTTAGGCTCTACATCTACCACATCTTCCTGTACATCAATAGGAGATTCCACTATTGGAGCTTCCATTGATACTGATTCTTCTGGACTTGTAATAATTTCTTCTGCCATTGTTTTTATTTTTATAGTCCGCTATTTTTAATGTCTTCCGCTTGCTGCGCTGCTGATTTCTTTTTCTTCGATACAGGCACATCACCCTTTGGTTTAGGAATATCAATTTTAGATGCAGGCGCATTTGATTGATTATAACTGTCAATCTTCTTCTGTAAATTATCTCTATCTACTACAGCATTCTGATCTAATTGATTCAAATCAGCTCTTTCGTATTTAGTTGCATCAAGGAATCTACTAACTCCCATATCTGCATAGTTTCTCATCAATTCAACTGGTGAGCCATCATTAGTTTTTCCTTCTCCAAATACAACAAATCCAGCTTTCGCTTTTCCTTGCTGTGCCATTGCCAATGCGTATTGACTTAATAATGGCTCTCCTTTATTAAATTTCTTTGCAGGCAATGTATAGTATTGACCATTCTGTAATTTAATTTTTGTTGCAGGGAAATTATAATCTTCTTTTGCTACATACCCTAATCCAACTCGATTATATGTTCCTTCTACAACGTCAGCTTTCTCCATTCTTTTGCCTGATTTAACGTTGTATGTTTCACCATCATTAGGAAGTGTTAGCTTTACATCTGATTGAACAGGAAGTCCTCCAAATGACCTAAACACTTGCTTACTAGGCCCCACGTAAATATCTGATTGCTGTGTGAAGTTAACAGGTATTCCTCCTGCTTTGCTTCCTGTGTTATAGCTAACATTAATTCCTTTAGAAGGAGTTACATTAATTTGCTTAGAGCGAGTGTCAACATCAGTCTGTGCTTTTTGCTGCACCCATGCTGTTGTATTCTTTAGGAATTCATCTACGCCTTCTGGTGTTGAGAAATCATATGGTCTATTTTCTTGTTGAGAAACAAGTAAATAATCATTTATTGCAGATTTCTTTCTATTAGCATCACTCATAATGTTAGCAGTGATAAGCGCAGGGACATTTTTATTTATATCTGCTCCTGCAAATTTCTTATCGCCAACTGTAATTACAGGAGCGCCTTCCAATAATTCAAATTGCATACTATTTATAGACTTGGCAATACTTTCGCCTGTACCAGTGTACTTAGGATTATCAAACACAAATTGGTCATTTGCAAATGCTATTGATGTAGCAGGCCCTAACTTAGCAAGTTCTTGATTAATTTGATTCTTATCTGATAATGTACCAATAATCTTCAATGCTTCTGTATCAGCAGGCATACCACCTTGCTGTAAAGATAATCTCTTATAGCCCTCCGCTTGATCTCTAAATGCCTTGCTTGATGAATTTATATCTTGCATATTGGCGGCGTGTAGAGAATAGTCATCAGGGCTGTCTTCGAATGATTGCAAGGCATCAGCATACTTCTGCTTTATCAATTGCGCTTGATAAGGAAGTAATCCCGATGTATCCACTTTCATCAATGCTCTTTCGTATGGCGCACGCTTCTTAGCCTTTGCTTCCGCCTCTGCTGCTTCCGCTTTAGCACGCCCTCTCTCCCTTGCGAGGTCTAACGCCATTTGACGCTTATAATCGTACTTGCCTTGTAATGCTATTCCTAATGCTAATGGTGATATTGCCATATGTATTATTTATTATGATGTTCCGCCGCTAAACATTTTCGCAATATTAGCGAATGATGCTCCTGTGTCAAATGAATTAACCATATTCGTAGTTCCTTGCTGTACTGCTTGACCTAACGCTTGCTCTGTCATCAATCTACGGCGCATTGCTGCTTCCGTATTCATATTCTGCATTCTCTGTAATCCTGCTGTCTGCTCATCTGCATAACGTATGTTACCCATCTGTCTGTCGGCATCGCCTGCTGCAAACTGATTTAGTGCCATAAACTTCTGCATTGAGCCTCTTGCTCCTAATGCTCCTGCGAGATTACCACCTGCTAGATTACGTTGATTAGCAAACTGCGTGTTTAACGCTGTTCCTAAATTAGCTTTATATGCTGCAATCTGCGATGGTGTATATCCCATCTGTGCCATCTGTTGCGCTCTTTGATTTGCTGCAAGCGTTCCTGCTGATGCTTTATATTCGGGCTGTGGTGTTTTGGAAAGTTTATTCAATTGATACAATCCAACACCTGTCTGTATAGCGCCTAATCCAAATCCAATGGGATTGAATCCTCCTGCTATAGCAGCAGGTGCTGCTGCGGCGGCTGCCGGAGCTGCGGAATTAAATATCTGCTGCGACATTGTATTAGGATTCGCACTAACCTGTGGATTTAATGCAAATTGAGGACTATATGGTTGCGTTCCACTTAATGTTGTTCCAGGTTGAGAATAACCTTGACCAGCATATTGAGGAGCAGAGGCAGGAGCTTGGTATCCATTTCCTAAATAGTAAGGATTTTGACCGCCATAATAATCGCCTCCTCCTGGATATTTTTCAAACATATCGTATCGTATTAATTTTGTAAAGTTATGGATTTTCTACGTTTCGTTGTCCTGTTCTTGTCACTACTGTCGTATCATTTATCTTTTGCTTTTCATTAGCAGCGAAGAATGTACGTATCTTCAGCCATAGCCCTGTCATTGGCGCTGTTGGTTGGTCGTTACGCCCTTGTGAATCGAGATTGTTTTTGATAGGGCTGAACGCTTGATTCTCACGCATAGTGAAATCTTCTCTATCTAAATACGTCTTTCTGTTGTCGATTCCATTTTCAGAAATGAACTGCGTTTCAAACTCCACACGTTTAGGCTTCAATAGTGCTGTCTGTGCGTGTGCAATAAACTTCTTTACAGTTCTTGACATGTAGTTAATGATGTACTCTGTAAAGCCTTCGTTTGCCTGTCCGTAGAATGTTATCTCATTAGCATCCTTATCACGATGACGATAGATGGGCAATGATGATATTTCAGGGAAGTCTATTGGAGATTGGCTAAAGTATCTATTATTCTGCGTATGGTAAATTTTTGGATAGAACGTATAGCGATGAGTGAATGAATTCTTCTGCTCATTGAATACGATTGTGTATGTATTGTAATAATCTAAGTTCTCCAATGATATAGCTTCCCAATACGCTTCACCCCCTGTTGTTCCAGGCTGTGTTGATGCTGTTGCTGTATGGCTTACCAAACAGAGATACAATTGAACTACTCCTTTAGTTTTTATTTGAATCTTTACTCCATACGTTTGATCTTCGTAGCTTGTAACTACTTTGTTCTTAGTATAGATCGTTCCATCCACCCACTCAGGACTATCCTTCCACGCTCTCTGCGTAATGATGAAATTCTTTCCAACGTTATCCCATACTGTTGTTATGCCTTGATTGTCGGCAGGAGAATCTTTCCCTATCACAAAGCGCATACGCTCACGGAAGAACGTACTCATCATCTCTCTCTCCGATATGTTCACTGTTCCATCCGCACCAAAGCGTACCACGCAGCCAAACTCATCATTCACCCATATTATGCATTCTTTTCCTGATGATGTGTATCCTTTGCACACCGACCATTTCTGATTCGTGCCAAGCATAGTAAGGCGTAACCCCTTACGAGATAATACTGATCCATCACCAATAAGTAAAGCTCCATCTTCTGCTGATTCTAATCGTCCTGTTGCATTAAAGAACTCACGAGTGAATCCTCTTTGTTGTAATGTAAATAACTCCCCATTTACAACCTCTAAGTGATTGATAGGCCCAAAGTTGTTTGGGTTATCCTGAAAGTCAAATGGAAGAAACTCCCTGTACTTATCAGTGTTGGCATTGTTAGGATTGAGCTGTGAGTAGTATTTACGTGTTATGTAGTTTCCTAAGTCATTTCCTTCGGGATCAAACACTGTTGATGCTTGAACTTGATTGAAAATGCTATATCCTGTGTTTTTGTAGTAGTAATCTCCATCAGTTGTTCCAATAGCAGGTATCATCCAATCTGTCGGATTGTCTGGATATACAGGATATGTGCGGAATGGAGCATTAGCATCCCATTGCCTAAGATTGGTATTTACAATATTCGTTGATATGATATTGAATGCGTATGATGACGTGTCTATTGAAATCCTTTTTCCTTGTCTAAATTGTACTTGTTGGTTGAATACATCTCCGCCAAATACCAATACTGAGGGCTGTCCATTATATGCAGTAGCTCCTGTGAATACTACAGTGTTTCCAAAGGCTTCTCTTCCTCCGTATTTATCTTTTTTTGCTCTGAATATTAAAGATTGAGATTTACCTGTCCTTCCATTTACCGTCTGCTGTGTATTTTGTATATTAGTATCTAATTGAATAACAGGAGACCCTCTAAATAAAGTTCCATAATAATTTAATACGACTTGTTGTTTATAAAATATTTTTGGCTGAACTAGATTAGCAACCATAAAGCCATTGGATTCTCCTTCTCCTATATATTTACAATCTACAATATTTACAATTTTTGCGATTGTAACTGGAAATGAACTAGGGCCGTATTGTTGCCAATATGAAAGCGTATCAGGTTGTGTAGAAGTTTCAGAAATTGTATCGCCACTGTAATATGGCAAATAACCAAAGTTTATTAATTGGTCACCTGGCAGAGATTGATTGTATTCCGTATATCCAAATAATATATCAGGACTATAGAATGAACCAATATAATCTGTTATATCATTAAGAACTCCTGTGCTATCGTATAAAACATTGTCATCGGTAAATGTTTGCGAATTAGGATCATTCACATTCCCTAATCTTTCACCTCTTCTAGGTTCTATAAACACCCCTGCTGCAATTACTTCTGGAACTCTTTCAGCTCTCGATACTTTAACTGACTTGAATATATCTTTTACTTTAACTCCATCAATCCGATATTCCCAATCAATATTATTTAGTTCAATATGCGTTTGATATAAATATCTTTCAGTTGGTGTAGACCCTAATGGGTCCCAATCACCAGGAGAATATGTAAAATATTCATCTCCTACTATCTCTCTTCTATCCCCTCCATTTATATCATTAAATTCTGCTTGACCATATAATGCATAATCTGCTTGAGTAAGGAATCTCATATCAAAACAGAATACGCTATCTGTTATCTTTCCGCTATATGTTTCAGCAGATATATAGAAACGATACCATTCGTAAGGTTGATACCCAACGTATTTTGAAGTATTTTCGGGATTATAGAATTCCTCCCACATCTCTGTTCTATATGCAGCAATTACGCCCTTGTTCTTTATAGAATACTTCATTGTAAGCGCCCAATCACGAATATCTATTTCTGTGCTTGTAGTTACATTTCCATATACCAACCTATTCTCACAAAATCTATTGCTTTTAGCTCTTATAATATCAGGACGTACAGCTATTGCTGTTGTTGTATCAAAGAATGTTATATCTGGCTCATTGCCATTATGCTCCAATATTATTTCTGATTGATCTGATGCTAGTATTTCCTTACGGATATTAAATCCGTTTACGACAACTGTGCTTACTCCACTACTAGCATAATTAAACCCAATAAGTTCAATATACTTAAATATGCCAGGTGTTATACCTGTTACAAGTACACGATTAATCTTTGTCGTAGTATTTATTCCTACATAATTTCCATAGATTGGATGATATGTTGTAGTATATCCTATGTATGTTGGAGCGTATGTAGGAATAGGGTTAGATAAGAAACTTAATTCAGTTGCGGCATTGGTATCAGTTAAAAACCTAACAGCATATCTCCAATTCGCAGGTGGCACAGAACCTCCTGATTGAGCTTGTTCATAATATTCCACTACAGCAGCAGAATAGTTGATTACGTTCTTTGTCTCATCAGTAAGCGTTTCATATGTGTAGAATCCTTCGGGGTTAAGAGGCAGCAATGCCCCATCCTCTATAAATGCTCCTCTGTAAGAGAATGTACGTGGATAATTGTAGTTATCTGTGAACTTTAATAGATAGCCATTGTTATTCAATACAGCATCCGCATCTATCTGATACATCGTTCTGAAATTGAATCTCTTTGATGCTAATATCCTTGTGTACGTATAACTATCTGTTTCTCCTACGTATTGCTGGACACCTATCTGACCTACACCATATGTATTCTTGAATATTATTCCGCCGTATTTAACATTTGTTAAAACTATGCCTGTTGTTATTGATAGGAATAATGCGAAGTTATTTTGGTCAATGTAATTGACTACCCACTCTCCATTAGCTATCGCTCCAGCTCCTACAGCATTTGCAATAACAATGCTTTCTCCTGACACCAATCCGTGGTTAGGGAAATATATTCCTATTTGTCCTCCATAAGCATTATGTAAATACATTGACATTGATGCATCATATATACTACTCTGGTCGTTGTCCTGTGTTGTTGAGAATAACCACGTTGTTCCAAGCAAATCCTTTGAACCTATCTCAATAAATCCACCCTGCCCTGTAATTGAAATAGCTTCCTTAATATCATCGTTGCGTAATACATTTCCATTGTTGTCTGTCAAGACCAATGTATAATCAGAATACGCACAATTTATTGTAATATCAATATATGGCTCTGTATTGAATTGGTTATCATAAATTACACCATACCAAAATAGCTGCGAAAATGCTTCCATTATAGCATCCTTCATCCCTTGTAATGACTGCGATGGCGCTGACCCTCCAAGTGTTTGAATCAATTGTTCATTCTTATTAATGAATTGAATTTCTATTGTTTCAAAGTTCCCATCAATATATATCCTCGTCTGTTGTTGCTGTACTTGCTGTATGCCAATATCGCATACCAATTTATTACCCAATGCAGGAGTATCGGAGAATAATTCTCCATCAGCATTAAATTCCACATTCACCCTATCAGGATAGTTACCCTCCTTTAACTCTAGGATATCTGTATCACTATTTAACTTTCCGTTTCTTGCTCTATTAACAAGTACAGGTACTGGTTGCACTGGTGTTGCCATACGTTATAATGAAAGAACTCGTGGATGAGATAAGTTAACTGCTTTTTGGAAATTGTTTTGGAACGATTGGAAAGCATCATAACTCACCACTCTGTCGTGCTGCGCCTTCCATTCTCTTTTCCATAATGCTCCTTGTTCCGGAACGTATTGCTTTGGATAGCGTAGGTAGAAGTTCCAACATATAAACCACATTACGGCTTCCACCATGTAGTCATATATCATAATGAATCCATCCTCATCCACCTTCTTCGCTTGATACGCCACCTTTACATTTGTAGGTGCATCGTTAGGATACTGCCATATAATTGCATTGTTGTTTATCATTACGTTGCCGGAGAAGTGTCTGTTATCAGCTCCTGTTACAGCGAGATTACATTGATCCAAGAAAGCGAAATCTGCAACATAAGCACCATACGCTTTCCCATAATAATCACAATAACGCATCGCAATCACCTTAATGCAATTATCAGGAAGCATTGCTTGCCCTTGGTCAATTGGAATAGTGATGTTCTCAACGTATAGTTGTCCCAAGCTATTCAAACGCACTAAAGCACGCTGTGCTAACGTATTTATGTAAATGTCGAATGATGTACCATCGCCTATGTTTAACATCTGCTTGGCTTCTGTAATAGCGTCCTCGATGGGAACAAACTTATAATTACCTGCTGCTGCTGACATTTTCTATATCGGATTTACTGTTTGAAACATGGTCTATTCTTGACATATATCTACGTCCTTCATCACTTTCTAATACTTTCTTGATATCAGAAAACATATCATCAGGCATAGGGTAATCATCTAAGTCGATGTTGAAAGCTGGAGCGTCCTGTGGTCTTGATATTATCGCTCTCATCGTTAGCCCTGTTGCTTTCACTTGTGGACGAAGGAAGCCTGTCATAGTATTGTTATTAAGCAAATACCATCCATCGCTTCTTACGTGCTTCATCTTCGAATGATTACGGAACTGACGTAGCTCTTGCTCACTCTGTACTTCACTTAATCCAATAGCGCATTCGCATATAGGAAACACACCATCAATACCATTCACCTTTGGTTGTGGGAATGTCATTATCGTTGGTATAGAAGCATTGAATGACGTACACCCCTCATCTGTCCAATTGATTTCTAAATCAAAGTCCTGATAGCATACATTAGGCAAGTTCTTGAATGCCATGTAGTAATTGAATAGCACCTTTTGGCGTGCTATATTCAGTAGGTTGAGTAAGCGTAGCTGCGTGTTTGCAGCACTCTCATCGGTGTATATACCACCTAGCTTCCAACTACCTATCGTATCTATTGCTTGTAGTGTATTCATCTCTATTGGTTTGTTACCACTTGTGGTGTATCCATATTCAATCCTTGTACATTCTTAGTGTCAAGGTCAAACAATCGTGCTGTAAAGTCAACAAGGTATTCAATGAACTCCTGTGAGTAGTACAATAACAAATCAGTATCGTTATTCAATGGATCAATCTCGAATGGTGGAAGCTTGATGTAATCCATCTCCACATATTGTAGATTGCTCTTTGGTTCTATGATAATAGCATTGTCCGCCATTTGATAACGAGGGAAACGCTTTGTAGGAGAATCGACCTTCTGTACGTATTGGTCAGGCTTTAACTGAAAGCACGAATTCATCTTTGTTGATGTAATCACGCCTCCCGATACATAAGCACTCGTTGCAACAACAGGAGATAATAACTCCTCGTCATTGTACAATCTGTATCTACGTGTACCTATCTGCTTAACGTAACGCTCTCCATTCATCCCACCTGCTCCAATAGCACCCGATATTGTAATCTTATTACCATCACGTAGCTGCGAGCGCTTCTGTAGCGTTATCTCTATCTTGGATGGTGTTGCGTTAACGCTATCAATCTCATCCTCATTCTCGAATATATACGCAGCACGTACGCTGAATAAGTGCATATAATCCTGCACCATATCCGTTGTAACAACGTTTCCTGAACGAAATGAACCAATATTTCCGGCTACTCCTGTTAATATCGAAAACGTGAAATCCGTAACTGTTGCTACTGCTCCGCTTATAGATAATGTCCCTGTGCTTCCTGTTACACTTACACTTGCTGTGTCGCCGTTTTGCAGCATATGTGGGAACGCTGTTGTTATAGTAGAGAAACTTGCTGATGGAAATAGTGGGCTAAAGACGTACGAATACGCTGTTACTGCTATCGGTTGCAATAGAATGCGTCCCGTTGTAGCAGGCACTTCTCTTGCGTACACCAATAGAGAACGTATCTCGTCATATCGCTTCTGCGTATCAAGCACATTATACTTGCTTGTAATAGACAACTGCAAAGCACGTCTAAAGAACGCCTTCTGTGTTGTCGGGTCGTAGTAGTCGCTATAAACTTTGTCTATCCTGCGCTCTACCTCTTTGTTGAAATCTACACCTGTAAATGCCATAAAGCAAAGATAAGCATTCTGATTATCATAAAAACAAAAAGGGGCATAGATTACTCTACACCCCTTTGTTCAGTTATTTGGTAGATTATACTAATCCGTCATTGATTGCTCCGAAGAACGCTGCTAAGTTAGCAACGCTATTGTCGTCAGCATTCACCATTACAACCTCTGGAATAACTACTCCTGATTCAACAGCAGCCTCAGACACCTGAGATACTTGAATACCAATGTATTCTTTTGCTGCGTTGTATCCTGTAATACGTCCTGCCTCAGCATAATATGCGTTAAAAGCATTAGTATTTACATTGAATGTAGCGCCTACAACAGTTACAGCACCAGTTGCTGATGTTCCGATTACGGAAATCAATCCTGATGTAGTAGGGATACAAGGGTATGTACGACCATTCAATTCAGCAGAACCTGCACCTGCAAGACCTGCGAATGTAATGTTATACAATTTATCAACTGTCAATCCGTGTGCAGCAGCAGTCAACACACGAGGCGTTGCATTTGATACAGCAGTTACAGTGATAGCCGTTGTTGTTTGTGTAGATGTCAATGTGCTAGAAGCAAATGCAATTACAGGAGCGTCAACTGTTCCTGTGAATACAACTCCTGAACCACTTGATGACAATGTTCCAAATACAGCTCCTCCATCAATACCAACTTGAATCACAGCAGCTACTGCTGCGTAGAATGTTGCTGCCGCAGGTGCAGATGCTCCTGTTGTGTAGCTGAATGGGAAGTTGATTGTTTCGCCAGAAAGAACTTGTTGAATCACACCACTATATGTCGTAGTTGCTGCGATAGCTGCTGTCGACGTAATAGTGTAGATTCCTGGTACTCCTGCTGATGTACCAAAGTACTGAGGAACGCCTTGTACTTTGTATTTGTTGATTGGTTCAGCTCCTGTAATAAACACAGTACCACCTACTGTGCTTACGTCTGCTGCTCCTGTTATCGTGTCGAGTACGAATACTCTTTCATTTAAGTTTAGTGCCATTTCGTATATTATTTTTTATAGGTTAAACTTTGTTTTCAAGATAAACGTGAGCAGTAGGATTCATCACATTGATACCACCGATAGAGTAGATACGGAAACTGTTGAAGTCATTATCTGTACTTGTAAGTTCCATGTTTTCTACTGTCAATGCAGTACCATTAGAGATTGCGCTTCCTAATGATTCCATTGCAGTTAAACCACGTTGGAAAGAATAGAAATATTTAGAATTACCCATGTAAATCTTTTGGAATGCTGGGGCCATCATTCCTGATGTCTGCATCTGTACAGGAGAGAAATCTAGCATGTAGAAGTTACCCGATGTTTGTGGTAAGCCTTCGAATCCTGCTAAAGATGTCAATGTACCCATTCCTTGCATGTCAAGCATTTTGTCGCGAACAACGTTTACATACTCGAAACCTGGAATCCAAATACGTGTAGCGTTCAAACCGTTGATAGAACCATCAGTGAAGTTAACAGCAATTGTTGCATCAAACTTCATGTAGTCTTTGTACCAGTTTGAAATCAACTTCATACCGATTGAACCCGTACGGATGATGCGGTTTGCGTTGTCGTTTCCTGGATTGCTCAAGAACCAATTACGTACGTAGTTTTCAAACTCAGACTGCGTGATAGCTGAATTCAATGCTGCGTAAGTACCACGATCTTGAATTTGTTGGTGGATACCTTTAGTAGCCGTTTGGTTCATTCCTGTTGATTCAGGGTTAACACCCTTAGAAAGGAACTGCGTCATTGCATTGTTACGGAAGAAACGTTGTAACGCTTCTTTAACAGGTGCAATAGTGATGTATCCTTCTGCATCAGAGATTACAGTGTTCTGTAATGATGCGAACAAGTTTTGTTGTCCACCATCATCAACGATTGAACAGTAGTTCTCCCAAGTTTGCGGAACGATGTAAACACCAGCAGGGCCTTTAGTACCATTAGTGTCAACTGAACGTACGTATTGGATAACCAATTTACCAGCAGGGAAATCTCCTGCAACTGGTGCAGTGTGTCCTGGTGCTTGTGCTACTTTGATGTATCCTAATCCTGTTTCAACAACGCGAGAAAGATTACCACCAAATTTCAATGCTACTTGGTCGTTCTCACGGAATGCCTGATAATCAGGGTTAGTAAATGTGATTAACACAGAACCGCCTGTAGAAGCTACAGCGCTAGATACTTGTGCTTTGATGGTTGGGTCACCAGTGTATGCAATTTCATCCTTGTAGGTGAAAAGCATTTTGTTACCCGTACCACGAGATTCATAAAAATTGTTAGTTTCTTCAATGATTTTCGTCCAAGCGTAAGCGTGTTGTCCTTCTTGTACAACCCCGTCTACAACTCTGTTACGAATCAACCCTTGGAGATTTAGCTCTTTCGCTAAACTGCCTTTGGTATACACCGCATTAGTTGCTGCCATTTTATTGTTTTTTTAGTTAGTTAGTTTTTGGTTACTATGTACTACAGTTTGAAGTTAGGATTCTGACGTTGCATAGCTCTCTCATACGCTGCATCTTCTTCGGTGATAGTCTTCCCAGACCTCACTTCTTTTGCGATGCCTACATTATGAGCTTGTACCGCCTTTGCTTCTAGATTCTCTGCACGAGCCTTACCAATCGTTTTCTTTGAGATATTCAATAACTCATCACGATGGATTGCTGTGTCAACGAATCTAACAACATCCTCTACAAATAGGTCAGATACACCATTAGCATCAGGAGTTGTGTAACGTACAAAATCAGGATTAAAGATGTCGCCCGATTTCTCGATAGTGGCTTTCATCTTTTCTGCCCATTCTGTGTTTACCACACGTCCATTAAAACGCTTTCCGATAATCTTCTCTATTCCTGTATGGATGTTTTTTCTCTGACGATTAAGCCATTCCATTTGTTGGCGTTGTTGTTCGTCACGCTTCAACTTGTACTCCTGCTCAATCGTTTCAAGTTTTGCATTGGCATTGCCTGATAACGCCTTCTTCGCTGAACTAACGAGGGATTTTCTTTTTAACGTTGATGGTTCATTCATCCATGAGTAAACTTCTTCTTCAACGGCTTGAACGAGTTCATCGCCCTCTAGTCCTAATTCCAAAGCTTGTTTCTCAAAATGTGAACGTATTAGTGTTTCTTCATCCTGTCCGTCAACAGAACTTACCACACCCACCTTCTTAAAGAACCCTCCTACTGAATGATTATCGCCCTCCGATATTCTGTACTCATTCCAAAGCTTTACTAAAGGGTCTGCTGTAAGTGATTCAAATGAAGCAATCTGCGCTTGTAGCGTAGCTATTGTTGAATTGGCTTCATTTAGTTGTGCTTGCAGAGATTCTAAAGCTCCACTTGGACTAGCGCTAGTTCTTTCATCCCCCATGTTGGGAGCTTGTCCAAAATCTAACTCATCATCATACGAATCATCAACATCATTTACTAATGCTGATACATTGGTTGACTTCGCTTCAACTGCTGCTTCGGGTGTTGCATCCGTAGAGTTATCTACCATTGCTTCGCCTTCGTTAGCAATTATTGCTTGTTCGTTTTCAATAGGTTCTGTCAATACTGATTCCATATTAATTGCAAATTTATGTTTGTTTTACGTGTTATTAAACTATTAATTCAGTCTATGTTACTTATGTCGTTGATACTCAGTTAAATAATTATTGTTGAGGCATTCCTCCGCCCTGCTGTTGCATCATTTGTTGCATCGCTTCTGGTGGAATACCGCCCCCTTGCTCCATTCCTTGTGGTGGCATTTGCTCTCCTCCGCCTTGTGGTTGTCCTCCGGCTGCTCCATTCATAAATGCTGCAATATCCTCTTGCGAGTATCCTTGCTTGAGCATCTCTCTTGCCATATTCCCTGCTGTCTGAATAGACTGCTTGGCGATATTACCTTGCATCTCCACTTGCTTAGTTTGTGCTTGCCCTTCTGCCATCGCTTCTGTAGATTGTAATCTCGTAGCGTTAGCCATCATCTCTTGTACACGCTGAATCTCTTGCTTCTTAGCAACAGAATACTTAGCGTAATCTTTAAGCTCACTGATGGTTTTAGCATCCTCAACATTAAGCCAATCTGCGAAGTCAATCTGACCTTGTGCCATTAGGTTATCCAATGCAGAAAGCATACGTGCCTTACGTGCAGGGTCGATGATATCACGAGTGGAAATAGATAATGAGAAGTTAGTGTATGTATCGTCCTTTAAATCTACGATACGCTGTACTCCCTCCTCACCCAATAGTGATTGCCATTTTATCTTATCAGGATTCTTCTGAATGTCGTTCTTCACGTATTCGATAGCAAACTGCGCAGCATCAGCGAATAGTTGCAATACACCTGTCATAGTGTACTGGATGCTATTAGATGCTAATCCTGCGGAGTTTTGCTGTGTCTTTAATCCAATGTATCCTGTCTGCGTACCCATGATGGCTGCTGATACATTAGCAATATCTTTCAATTCTGCTTTGAAACTTTCCTTAATTGCTAAATAGTTCTGAACATCTCGCATAAGAGAAACGTCCTCCTTCTGCATTAATGGTTCTCTGTCTGTGTAATCTCCATCCTCACCCGATGACGTTGCAACAGTGAAACGTGTCTTACGCAATTGAGAATATATCTGCGTTGGTGTCATCCCGTTCTTGAACTTCTTACCATTGATGGCAATGATAGTTCCTAAGTCCATCGTATAGTTCTCTCTGATACGATAGCTGATGGCATCCAGCTCCTTCTGCTTTGCTTTTAATTGGTCAACCAAACACTGATTGATACCGATGAACGTGTCAGGTTGGAAGCACATAATAGGAAATAACTTATTCCCTGCTTGATTCGGATCGTCAATTACATCGTGAATACCGAAATCCACAATGAACATATTGGCTAACAACGTAGCTCTACGTATCACCTGTACTGGTGTTCCCTTCTTACCCTTACCACCCTTTAACTTGATAGCCACCTTATCGCCATCTTGGTCTTTCACCACGCGATACCCCGAATCAATCGTTGCTTTCCAATACACAGTGATTTCACTCATGTACTGATTGATGGAGTTAAATAGCGTGTAATTGTATAATGCAGCAAGCTGCGTGAATATCGTAGTGTTGGTGTATGAGCCATTACGAATCTGAACAATCTCATCGTTGGTTAGATACTTACGATACTTGGCGATTGCTGCATCCTTGTGGATGAAGTTAATCTTTCCTCTTGATACATCGTATCTTCCGAAGTCATCATCCTTTGCTGACATAGCGAAGTACAAGTATGGAGGAACATCCTCTAGTCTTCCTTCTTCTGTTACGTTGATGATAGCTCTACGTCCTATTGTTACATTCATAAACTGACGAGAGTAATCCTGTGGGTTCATGTTGTTAGCACGAACGTAATCAAGGATAAGCCCTGCATCATGTTGTAAGTCTGTTGCGAAAGACAAGAATATCGTCTTTGCCACTTCTTCCTCTGTCGCTGCTGGGTTAGCAGGAGGAACGAATTCAAGCCCTGTGGCTTCTGTAATCTTCTCTATTTGTTTCTTGAACTTACGAGCTACCTGAACCATCTTTAGCTTCTTGGTAGCTTCGCTTTTCATCTCTTGGTTGAGAACGCTAACTCTTGGTTCAGCACTTGATGCCACCCCTAAGAACTGCCCACGTAAGAAGTTTACAATTGTATAAACATCCTTGCCTGGCATATACGGCGTTGATAAATCCTCTATCTGTCCATCTGCCCCTTCTATCTGTCCTAGATATACGCTTGTGTTTGCTTGAAGCCCCATAGCATACAAGAAGTTATCCTGTATCTGTGTAACCTCTGAACCACCAACACCTATCTGTGTCTTATCATAATCTCTCGTAGGAAGGCGATTGTATGCTCTACAATAGAACAACGCACTAAGTCGATAATAGTTTGCATACGTTCCATATCGTTTAAGGATTTGGTCGTTGCTAAGTCCTTGGTCAGGAAGTGTGGCTAATATTGCTGAATCGTACATGTTCTAGTTTCCATATTTTAAATACTTCTCCATTCTGATCTACGACAAGCCAAAACAAGTCGCACGTTTGATTGCCGCTTAATAGCGACCCCTGTGGAAATACATTCAGCACAAGACACTTCTCCCATATAATCTGCCCCTTCTTTAAGCATTCTGCTTCGCAAGGGAAATGTATTTGTGAGAAGTCTATCATCTTGGCAAATTTACGTATTTAGTTCACTTCTTTTGCATAGTAAATAAATGTGAGAAATCTCCACCCGATTTTGCCGCTCCTCCATTACCTGCCACCATCACTCTCTCGCCCTTTGCATTAGTGGTGAATGATATTTGCGTTGCAGGAAACTTCTCCTCTATCGTACGCTTGTGCATGATAGTTCTGTATTCTTCGTGTAATGCTTCAGCCATAGCCATAGCATCCATGAAATCCGTATTCTCGAATGGGAAGTTAAAGAACTCTGAAAAGAACCTATCTATCCATATATCCTGCATATTGGACTTTACATAATCCCTAACAAGCAACCTCAACTCCGTTGTGTTCTTATCCTTATTAAGTCCTTTCTCCGGCTTGGCGTTCTTAGCCCTAAATCTACGTGGACACCAAGCGAGCATATCCATACATCCCTTATGCTTATACGATGTCTTTAATGCGCCAATAGAGTTCTTTTCTACAAGTGCAACAGCGTTGTTGTATAGCTGCTGTAAATACATTGTACGTCTAGCTGCGTCATCAGCATCGTATGTTCTCTCAGCGTAGTACGCGACATACTGATTTGTATCAAAGCATTTCACTGCTGCTACGTGGTCAGAACCCTTATCATTGATTGTGGTGAATGGAATCGTATCAATCCCTACTCCATACGTTCTTCCAATAACAGGAAGTTCAAATATGTAATACTTCGCTCCTTCACGCTTCTCCAAGAACTTAATATCCATCTCACCTGTTGGCTTTGGATATACGTAAGCTGGTTGGTCGCACTTATTGAAGTTCTTATGCTTCACTGCTAAGTCCACCTCTTGCTTTTGGTCTTTATACATTAGCACTGTTTCTTCCTCCCACCACGAATCCGTTGCTATATCAAGAAGCTCATTAATATCCAAAGGATACTGCAAGCATTCTTCCATAAACGCTTTCTTGTTTGGAAGTTTCTCCAATATCCTTCTGTTGTTTAATAGCGCTTCTCTTGCCTTTGCTCTATCTACGTATCCATTAGAATCACGAACATCAGTGTACTTGTTGTTCACCAATGATCCATCTTCATTGTATATTGGAATATATGGGTTGAACCAAGAAGCATCAACAAATAATGGAATGATACCATACGTTGATGCGTTCTGCCACATATCAAGAGCGTTCTTCAATCCCTTTGCTGTTGCATCAGATAATGAGCCTACGTAATACAGGCTTCCTTGCTTACGCATAAACTCCTTCACAAGCGCTGCTCCCCTACTTCTCACTTCCTCTACGTATGGATGCTTGAATATCTCATCTACAATTACAGCTCTTGCTCCTTGTCCCTCCAGCTTACTTGGGCTTTTAGCACTGAACGCTGTTTCAACACTCTGTATCGTTGAGAGTAATCCAATGTCTTTCTTTCCCTTCTCACGTAATCCAAACTTCACAAACTGCTTATCGCTTTTCTCATCGGGCCATGAGCCAATAACGCCTGGGCGATAGAACTCATCCATCCCATCGTACGATATCTTTAGCTTATCTGCGAAGTTCATCTTAGTGGTATCCACCGCCTCTGATGTCATAATCACCTTACACCCAGGATTCCATATCGCTGTCTTTAACGGAAGGAATCCATTCATTATCGTTGACTTCCCTGCACCACGCTGTGTAATCCACATACCATCCGCCTTCTTCTTATCCACCTCATCGAGCCAAGGGAATATCACATCCTTATCTACAGGGCGTAGGTCGGGGTAGAACTGCTCCCCCGTTACACGATTCTTTATTGTAAACTGCGTTAGGTAGTAGTAGTAATCGCCCGATAGCCCATCAAAGCCATTATGCCAACGCTTTTCTTCTCTTATGTAATACTTTAACTTCTCTGCTTCATTCTTAAACTCTGGTTGCTCATGCTTCCATTTGCCGTGTCTGAATCCCATACTAATTGTTTTCGTTATATCTGCCGTATCGCTTATCCGTTCCTTTACCCACTGTCTTCACGTATCCCTTGTTGCGCATTACAGCATACGCATCAATTAAGTCTTTAGGACGTGATATTTGTTTCAATGCTTGTGTTCGTATAGTCTTTGCTATTTGAGTGTTCCTATTGGCTGCCAATAGCAATTCTCCCTTATGGTTCTTTCTACGCTTCTCGATGTACATATCCTTGTACAACCCATACTGTTGCAAGTCGATCTCCTTTTCCTCTATATCGTAGTTTATCAATAGCTGCATTGGAAGAGAGAATATCATCGCCATTACACCAAAGAACAATAGGTCAAACCCTAGATGTGTTCCCTTATGTAGTCCACGTATAGTTCTTGATGCACTACGTACGCCACTGCTATGTACCCTCGCCTCATACGTACGCTGGCTCATGCCTGTAAACTCTAATAGATAACGTAGGTTTCTAAAGTAATTGATACGATAGAAGTCAAGCATAGACGATAGCTGTAATGGAAGCGTATCCTGCGTGCTGTACTTGCGCCTCACACGCTGCTCCAACAACGTACCGCTTGCATCCTTGTATATGTCCTTCGTTATTAATGTCATAATATATTACAAAAATACTTATTTTTGTTGATATGGAATCAATAGAAATCACACAAGACGATATTCAACTTGCTGCTCTTAGTAAGATAATCATGGGGCTAAAGCCAACCAATGGAAAGCACATCTACAAGATAAATGTAGAAACACTTGAGATATCAAGACTCATTGGTAACGACTATAAGAGCTATGTAGCCTCGCTTTCAGAACGCAAAGAGGATATCGTACCAAAACTTAATCACCTATACTGCGCTGCTAAGTCACCCGAAAAGGCAGCCATTCAATTCGGCAAAATCCTACAATCCCTATCTGAACAATATGAGAACATCGACTAATCCTTACACTTGGTACTACACCAATACAACCCTTGGTGATACTAGCATTACAATCATATACGAATACTATATTGATTAATTTATTAACATTTCTTATATTTTATTTGGATGTGTGAAAATAATACCTATTTTTGCCATTCACTTAAACATATAACAAATGCAACAATCTGTTTCAATTATTGGTCTAACCTTTAATTTCGCTAGTGCAGGACTAGACACTGACACTAAAATTTCCAATCTCCTTGATTATAGGAATTCAGTTCACAACAATCTCATAGAAGAGCAGAGCAGACCTAACCCGTCCTCTATTCTTATTGATATGTACATAAAAGAGATTAGTGCTTCTGAATCAATCCTACAATCTTTGGTGAGATGAACGTAGGCTTATATCTTAGAGTGAGTACAGACGATCAGCAGTCTGGCTTACAAGTGTACATACAGCAAGCAAAAGACTTCTGTGAACGCTACGGACACACATACACTGAAATATTTATTGACGAAGACGTATCAGGTGATAAAGACCTACAGAAGCGTCCTGCAGGAGCGAAGCTACTCGCTGCTTTGGAAAGTGGTAAAATTCAAGGGATTGTATCACCGAATGTAACACGTCTATTTCGTAACTTGCGTAACGGTGTGAATACAATAGATGAGTTCGAAAAGCGCAATTGGCGTATGTTCGTTTCAGACGGATACGGGCTTCCTATCGACATATCTACCATTATGGGCTTCTCCATGTTCGTTGACCAATTAAAGTACGCTCAAATCGAACGTATGCAGATATCTGAACGTACAAAGAACGGAATGACGTACAGACGTAACAACGGGAAAGCTACATCACATACACCATACGGATACGAGCGTAGAGCTGATGACAAAACACTATACACTAACGATAGTGAGATGGATGTCGTTGCAATAATGCTTGAGATGTATTCTGATAATATTGCTTATCTAGAGATTGCTAAAGAACTAAATCTCGCAGACATCCCTGCTAAGAAAGGTGGGAAATGGACAGCAAAGACTGTTCGTGGTGTCATTCAATATCAGAACAAGATAATGAAGAAAGTAGCATGAAAATCTCTGACCAACTACTATACCTCAACGTAAAAAACAACCCAGCATATAAATCAGCACTAAGGAACGGCGTTATTAAAATAGGATTCAAGGAGTATATGTACGTACGCTCCCATGATGCCCTTATAATAAAAGACTTCTACCCACAATACAAGCTAAGGAAAGCAGATGGAGAAACGTGGGAACAATTTGTTGAATTCGCTATACAACACACAGATGGAATATCAAACGTCAAGGTTCAAAGCCTGCGATAAGAAATCATTTCGCTCGAAGAAGGAAGCGCAGAAAGCAGCGAAGACATTGCAATGCTCCCCTGACGTTAATGTACGTATGATGCTTCGCGCATACAGATGTGATAACTGCGAGTTTTGGCATCTAACACATCACATAGATTCCGAAGCCAAAGTGTTCTTTAGATCAGAAATGAAAAAGCCCCAATGAAGGGGCTTTAATGTTATTACTTCTTCTTCATCATTTTACCCATTACCTTCTTCAACATTGGATTAGCTGCTTTAGCTTTAGCCGATGCCTTGCGTGATGTTACTGCTACAATAGCTTTAGCATTCTTTACAGGAATACCTTGCTTCTTAGAAATACTAACAGCCACAGCCTTAAAGCCTGGATGCTTCTCTTTCATCTTTTGCGATTTGCTTTCACCCTTTTCGTGTTTAGCCATCGCCATTTTGCTTGCGTACATTTCTCCTGTACCTTTTTCTTTGATTGCCATGATTATTTTGCTTTAAGTTTTTTCATTGTTGACTTACTCGCTTTCACTATAGCCTTTCCTTTGTTGCGCTCTACAATAACAGCTTCGTTCTCTGCTTTCTGAATTCTGTTTCTTGCCTTACGCTCTTTAGTGTCTGCGATATATTTAACTGCTTGCTTAAGTTTCTTTCCGCCACCAGCAACTGTAATACCTGCACCTAACATAGATGCTCCAACACCTAAAGCAATGTTTCTACTTCTCTTAGCAGAAGCTCGTTGTTCAGCCAATACATTTTGCGATCCCTGAACTGTTGATGGAGCAGTAGTTCCACCCGAAGACATCTTTGCCATAGGGCTAGATTTCTTACTAGGTTTTGCATTACTAGCATTCGTACCACCAGTAGACTTAGGAGTTCTACCTCCCATACTCATCGTAGCAGGGCCTGCCGACACCATAACTCGTGATGATGATGTTCTATCGAAGTTAGCTGATCCTGATGCATCTCTACCCATAGGGCGTGATGGTTCAGCTCTTGGGCCTGATGGAGCAGAAGCCTTTGGCTTTATTAGTTTACTATTAGCACCACCAAACGTAGCAGGCTTCTTTCCCGACAGAGTTCTCTTACTCTTATCGTCATCTTTTTTCATTGCCATGATTGTATATTTTTAGTTTGTTAACGTCTTCCTCTTCCTCCAGGCATTGCGCCTAATCCCTTGCATCCACCACCAAGTAATCCTGTCTTTCTGCTTTTTGAACGACCTGACGATCCACCCTTCTTCTTTCTACCCTTGCCTCTATCCATCAAGTCCATTGGAGCTGACGTAGTTGACATAGTTGATTTAGGCGCAGACATAGTTGTCTTTGGTGCGGACATCGTAGTTTTTGGAGCAGACATCATTGCTTTTGGTGCTGCTGCTAATTTTGGTGCTGAACTAGACATAGCTGCTTTTGGAGCTGATGTAGTTGCTAATTTCTTTTTTTCGAATAATGCCATGATTATTATTTTCTAAATGGTTTACACTTTCTTTACTCTGTTACCCATCCCTACTCTTGACTTTTCAGCTTTCTTTGCTGCGAGCTTTGATGGAGAGATTTCGCTTTTAGTCTTTGGCGTTTCTTTAGATACTCGCTTCGTTGGTCTACAATATTCATTTGAACCACCAGCTCCGCATGGATTTCCGCTTTTAGTGTCTTGCCATTTTTCAGATTCCCACCTTTTTAGGTTAGTTCCAGCTTTGGTCTTTTTTACATTACCACTACCCTTCCTGCATTTAGCAATAGCCTGCGATGCCCTTGCAGAAGGAAACACAGCATACTGAGCCTTTACCTTTTTATAACAAGAATCTTTTGGCATGTTACTTCTTCTTCTTCATTAAGTTCGGAGCTTTAATCTTAACAACCTTATTAGCCTTCGGGCCTTTAGCTTTTCCGGCTGCTGTAATTGCATTTGCCACTGATGCTCCAGAGCGCTCCATTACGCTCTCCTTTGATTTCTTTACTACAGGATATGATTTCCCACAGCTTCCCATTGCTTTTGCCATGTCATTTTAGTTTTAACAAAGTTAATCAATACTCTTTATATAATATCCCGTAATTGTAGTATTCCAATTCTCCTTAGAATACTTACTTTCTACATTCGTCAACACACTCACCCTATCCCCTACACTATGCTTTCCTATATGCCTGCAAGCACCAGCTCCCCAAAATCTTACCAACAGCTTCTTAGGAAACTCCCCATCAACATGCAACACCACCTCCCTCTTGTAATGAATAGGTTTGTCAGGAAGAGCAATCTCCTCCATCTCTGATATATGTTCTATTACGCCTTCTGCTTTCATATAAACAAAAAAAACCTCCTACATTATTCTGTAAGAGGTTGTAAATATACTTCATTTATAAAATCAAATGTCCTTCGGATTTCCCGATAAAATAAACGAATCATCAATACCCAACTCCGCCATCTCCTTCTTCGTAGCAGCAGTCTTAGCACCAGCTTTAGCCAAAGCTTTAGCTTTCCCACCATCGAAAGGAGCTAAATAACGTCCTCTCTCCTTCAACTTACGTTCTAGTATGCTATACAAATCAGAGCGCTCATTAAACGTTGCTAATGCGTATTCCTTAGTTTTACCCAAACTAATACCTTCCAACGTATAAACGCCATCCTCATTTACAATTACACCACACAAGATTGCACTAGCCACATTCAACTGCTTATAATCGAAAATAGCATCAACGTGATTCAAGAACTCTGTTCTCTTAGCTCTATCAACACTAATAGCGCCAGTGTTAAATCCAACCAAAGCATTTCTCAGCTCTCGCTCATCCAATCTCCAAGGTTCAATACCGAAGTGGATAGCAATACCCTTATGCTCCGCCTCACTCATAGCCTTATACTTATCAAACACCTCAGCCTTCTCATCATCGTCATTGAACGTTGCTTCCAACTGCTCTCCCGTAATTGTAAACAAATACAACGAATCGCTTCTTCTTACACCCGTCAATCCTAAAGCGTCTTCCATATCAGGATGATTCTCCACCCAACGCTTAATCTTCTCATCACTAATACCCTTCTTACCCAACTCGATCTCGATAGAATACATATTATCGCGATTAAGCTCCAACAACGCTTTCTTAACCTCTTTCGTACGCTCCACCTCTACAATGTCTCCATTGTCTAATAAAGCACGCATAAGCGTTTTATTCTTTTCAGAATCATAATACTCATAGGCAGCATCAATCATTCGCTTACCCGTTATCCTATCGGCATTCTTTGCTGATATAATAAGTTTGTTACTTGTCATACTTAAATATTAAAACGTTTTTTTTACAAATATATACAATTTTACATAAACAAAAACGCCCCTGATATTACTCAGAGGCGTAGTTGAATCACTCCTTTATCACACAAAATACTAAAACCCGCTATGAACAACAGATAGTCAAATTTACGCTTTTTTTTATATGACAAAGCGCAGAATCAAAAATAATTTATACATTTGTCATGCACGCAATGAACATTATACAAATTTTTTTGCCAAAAATATTGCTCTCATTGAGCAAAGCATAAAAGGTTGTCAAATGCTTGTTGCGTGCAAACAATAAGAATTTGTATCGACTTTCCTTTTATGCTTTTACCTACTACGACAATACCGATTGAACTCACTAATGCTTTCTTCGAACAGAAGAACAAGCACATGGAGAAGTCGGTATTGTTTTTTTTAGCATTAAAGAGTCTTGAATGGCGCTCATGTGGATACATCAAGAACTACAAATCACGCCTCCAAGAAATAGCATCAAAACTTAACTGTTCCGAATCAACATTACGCAGACGTGTAGCAGAACTTAAACAATTAGGGCTTATATCTCATCATAAGAAAAGCATCGCCCTCAGATCATATTCCCATCTCTGCTCCCTATATAACATAAAAGATTCTCGTAGGCACTTAATATCATTAGACATCTACCTCCAAAATCCTCGATTCGTTATCGAACACATGGCTCTATCAAAAAGCATTGCACAACAGCAATACATCATCAACAAAAAAGTAAACGACATCATATCATCTGACCAAAGACGTAATAACAAAACTCGAAGGATTGCTAAAGCGAAACTTAATGAGTTCCATAAGAATAATGGAATATCATTTATAGACGCTGTAGAGCAATTAAATTTCAACGTGCGTACTGAATCATCATTTGAGAATATCGTTAATCCTAGTAGCTTAAACGAGCTTAATACGCTTAAATCTAAGACAGCATTATCTTGTATTGGAATGTCATTATTAATAGGACGTAAATCAGCAATCACTGGTTCAAAGCGTCTTCGTAAAATGACACACTTAAATATGATAAAGCGTTCTTATAGATATAAAGTGTTATACTATGGGAATGAAGCAAAGCAAGCGTTATCTTATTTAAGAAATGAAGAGCTTTCAACATACATGTTCAAGCGAGGCAATTACATACTTTCACCTATTGCTTGTAGTATTGATGTATTGAATAGCGTATCTTCGAGTAAAGTTAATACACTTTTTGACAGAAATCAATAATACCAATGGTTTCAGTTAAGAAAGACAATAGACAAGAGCTATCCATTAGATGGAAAGCATTAAAGCAATACGCTAAGTCGTACACAGGAACAACGCATGGAATGAAGAAAAGAGATTTGATGCAGTTCTATTGCGAAAGACATAATATAACGCCTCCCAATAAAGATTACGACCGTTGGATATTATCGTTGCACATGCAAATATAATTTGCATTACCGCATTCGCTTAAAAAAGGTTACGTAACTTTGTATTATGGCAACACCTACTACATCAGATTTCTTAGCAGTACCCATAAATGGTACTGACTTGATTGCCTTTTTCAGAGGGAGTAATATATCTCGTCCGCTATATTTAAGATACAGCACATTCCTTGAAATCCTTTCACAATCCATAGGAGGAGGAACGCCACTGCTATTACAAACCAATAGCGTAGATAATCCATCACAGACATTACTCAATCTAATACAAGGCTCAGGTATCACAATCACTGATAATGGAGCTGGTGGTGTTACAATAGCTGCAACAGGCGGAGCATCGTTTATAACGTCTATATCAGATACAGCAGATATTGACCTCAACGTTGCGTTATCGAATTTAACAGCGTCATTGACAACAACAGGTGTTACGCCTAACACATACGGAAGCTCTACGCAAGTACCACAGATTACAGTGGATAGCAAGGGGAGAATAACGGGTGTTACGCTTGTTACGATAACGGCCGGAGCTGGAAGTGTTACGAATGTATCAGCATCAGTGCCAAGTCCTACAACACCTGCGCTCTCTGTAACTGTCACCAATCCCACAACAACACCTGCTATAGCAATCACAGCAAATGGTACTACAGGGCAGTATGTAAGAGGAGATGGTTCGTTAGCAACATTTCCTACAATTCCAGTTGTAACAGGCTTCGTTCCATACACAGGGGCAACAACAGATGTTAACATAGGAGTACATAGCTTCATTGCTAACGATGGAACATACGATACAGAGATGTCACCATCATTCTTCGGTGTTGAGAATAATGCTGCTACGATATTCGCATTACTAGAATACAACAAGCTAACGCTTACTAATAGTGTTCTTCCAAGTGTACTAGAAGTATCAGCAACAGGGATTACATTCCCCGATTTAACTGTTCAGACAACAGCAGGAGTTACGTCTGTAGGAGCAACAAGCCCTATAACGTCATCAGGAGGAACTACGCCAACTATCTCTACATCTATGGCTACCAATAAGCTAATAGGTAGAGGAACGGCAGGAACAGGTGTAATGGAGGAGATAACGCTAGGCACAGGGCTTTCGTTATCGGGAACTACGTTGAATGCAACAGGTGGAGGTTCTTCCCCTCTTACAACAAAAGGGGATTTATACACATTCAGCACTCTTGACACAAGGCTTCCTGTAGGATTAGATACACAAGTTCTATTAGCAGATAGTAGTACAGCCACAGGTCTTAAATGGGGAACTAACACAACACCTCCTGCATTAGGATACTACGGAGCATTTTCTGATGTAACAGATCAGACTGCTGCTGTTATAAACACAGGGTATCCAATGTTATTGGGAGTAACTGATTTAACCAATGGTGTTACAGTTGTTAGTGGTTCTCGTGTTACAATAGCCAACACAGGAATATATAACATTCAGTGGTCAGCGCAGTTTAGAAATCCAGCAGCATCAGAACATGATGTTACCATTTGGCTTAGAAAGAATGGAGTTGATGTTCCAGGTTCAGCAGGGGTGGTGTTAGTTCCTGCAAAGCATGGGTCTTCGGATGGACACACGTTGCCATCATGGAACTTCCTTCTTGATGTTATAGCAGGTGATTATTATGAGTTCGTATGGAGTACAGATAGTACAGTAGTATTTATCTCATTTCAACCTGCTGGAAGCCCTCCTCCATCTACCGCATCCGTAGTACTCACTGTTACACAACAATCAGGGATATTGGCAGGTACGGGTATCACTGCTATCAATAGCTTGACAGGATCAGTACAGACATTGACAAATGGAACATCGGGATTAGCACCTGTATTTAGTTCAGTAGGCACTACACACACGTTAAACATTCCATTAGCGAGTACAGCAAGTGTAACGGCAGGGTTGATAAGCAATACTAATTTCAATACATTCAATGGTAAGCAGGATGCTCTTACAGCAACGAAGTCAGTAAAGATTGTATCTAGCAATATTGAACTTGATAATGATGAAACATCTCCAACAGCAAGGAAGTTCTATTCCACATCAGGAGCAGCAGCAAGAGGATGGAGAGCAATAGAAAAAGCGGACTTACCTACAATAATTCAAGGAGCAGCATATCCATACGTTGAGAAAGAATTTACAAGTTCTTCGGGAGCAAGTGCTATTATTAAAATACCAGGAAGCGATGTAATATTTGCTGCATACACTACAAGCAATACAGTTGTTGCTTACAATACTTTAACATCAGAGATATTAACAACAACAGTGGTATCTGGAGCAACAGGATTAGTGTATGTAGCAACAACAGGGCAAGTTTGGGCATTTGGTTCAACAGCAGCTTCAATAAATCGCTTTACAGCAACTACGGGAGTATCACTTGGTGCTACTGCGGTATTATTATTAACAGCAAGCTGTAGGGGTGTTTATGATGATTCATCAGTAACAGGAAATGTTTATGCTTACAATGGGGCAACAATGAATGTTATTAATGCTTCTACATATGCAAGAACAGGTGTTGCTATAGGAGCTGGAACGGGAAGTAATGAACTTACATTGGTAACATCAGGTGTTCAAGCGGGATTGTTAGTTGGAACAGTTACTACTGGGATTTTTGGATTTAACAAAGCAACAAATACACTTGCTTATGGGCCTGGTCTTCCATTCTTTTATACATATATTAAATTTATTCCATCGCTTGGTGTTTTCCTTGCTGCATCTGTATCTTTAAATATTGTCAGCTTTATTACCCCAACAACATCAACAACACTAACAGTAACAAGTTCAGTTAGGGGTATTCAAGTTCCATATCAATTTGAGTTTGACGAAACAGAGAATAGATTATTTATTCCAAGCTCTGCTACAGGAACATTTCATATTAGAATAGCTGTTGTTGAATTAACTACTTTAACGTGGATTAAATCAATTTTAATAACTGCTATTACTGCAAATTCCGTTACTTGGGTTGCTTCAGATAAAGCAAATAAGGCATTGTACTTTGTGGGAGCAACTGCTGGAGGTTCAATAAATAAAATAGTTTACGCATAATGAAAGGATTATTTTCACCTGAACAAGACACCATCACAAGCTATGGGATAGCATATGATGATATGTCAGAAGAGGATAACGTGTATCCCATCCCCGATGATTACTCATTTGATAGATACACATACCAATCCATAACTCCAGGAGTATTTAATCCTGATGGATTTACATTGATTGAATAAACAATTACCTTTACAAAAAAATACATACCATGTCTACATCACCAATTGGAACTCGCGTTCCCACGTTAGCACCAAACTCCATCATCAGAGCTGGAATCCCATTGTCTGATAACTTCAACGCTACAGATGTAGCTGTGTCTGTGGAATCATTGTTAGCATCAGGAGCATGGACTCCCGAAGTACTAGCAACAACATATGCAGAAGTACCTATAGTAGATAGCGCACAATATTCAAAAGTTGGGAATGTTGTTAACTGCTCTATATTTTTATCTTTAGAATTAGACCCGACTAAATCAGAAGCAGCATTTACACTATCCCTACCATTTGCAACTAATATAGATAGCAAAGAATTAATTGGGATTATAGCATTTAATGGAGATAAAGCTGAATTCTTATCATGGTCTATTGCTTTTGACACTGTTAATGGAGGGGTAGCGTTGGGGGTTGAGTCAGCAACTAATGGATATATATATAATTATTTACACGTAATGTTCCAATATCAAATCGTATAATGGACACCATCACACTCGCCCGAATAGAGCTGTTACACCCCAAGCTGCGTGCAGAAGCAAAGGAGATATACATTGCAATATACAACGCTCTTAAAGGGCGTGCTGCCGTTCGCTTCACACATACACTGCGTACAATAGCGGAGCAGGATGCTCTCTATGCACAAGGGCGTACAAAGCCAGGGAAGAAAGTGACAAATGCAAAGGGTGGTAGTTCATATCATAACTATGGGTTAGCCATTGACATATGCCTCATCATAGATGGCAAAGAGGCATCATGGAACACACTCAAAGACTTTGATGGCGATGGCGTAGCAGATTGGATGGAAGCAGTGGCGATATTCAAAACACGAGGATGGGAATGGGGAGGCGACTGGGCGAAATTTCGTGATGTTCCGCATTTCCAAAAGACATTCGGCAAGACTACATCGCAGCTTAAAGCGTTAGTGAAGGGTAGTGGGTACCCTGCTCCTCTATAATAATAGCATACATATTCGTACCACGCTTACCCATTTCGTGATGTAGCACAAACCTACATCTGTCGTACTCCTTTGTGCCGTCAGGCACACGCTCCTCCCACACCTGTAATACGTTACCATGCGGTGTCATTACACACCATTGGTTATTCTCTTTAAACAGCGTTCCGTCCATTATATAATCAGATCGTTTATTACTATTCCATGCTCCTCACACTGCTCGTGAATCAGTTCGTGCATCTCTTCGATGTTTTTACACTTACGGCTATTGTGTATCATCTCCCATAGCACTAATGCCATTCCTGTTGAATGAATACATCTACGATGCGCTCTTGCATCATCAGGGTCGCTTAAATCGAATGTTAGTCTTGCTTTCATTTGTTGTAGGTTTCGTTGTAGTATTGTTCTGGTTTCATTGATGGAATATTTTGGTATCCATCCCAATAAGCCTGTTCTATCTGTTCTTTTTCGATTGCGAGGGCTTTATTCAAAGCTTCTTTATACTTGCTTCTTAATATCTCGGAATCAAATGATATTACTCCTAATAAGAGAATATCCAAAGATTCAACTGCTGTGAATCTCTTAGCATCCATAATGCCCTCCTTTCTCCATTACATCGCCTCTGCTGACTTTAAATTGATTTAAGTAAGCATATATATGCTTTTTAATCTCCTCCTTCTTAGAAACAGGCACACGCAATGTAATGTTGCACGTTTCCTCTCCGTAAATAAATTTAGGCCCAGCATTCTTGCGCTTGCCCCCTCTGTTTTCTTTTTGTTGATGATGTATTGCTGTTGTG